GGACAAGCATTGTTCATCGAGAAAATCCACGCCATCTTCATCCTGGCCGAGGGCCGCTACCCTGGCTACGACACCCCCGCCCAGGTTCGCTTGAAGTTAGGTATCTAGTGGGCGTCACCGTCGCCACTACGCGCGTCGCCGCGCCAACCGCCACCGGCAACCAGACGATCACCACCACCGACCTCGGCGGCCTGACCCCCAAGGCGGTGCTGGTCATCGCCACGCGCTGCATCACCGACGCGGCAGCCGCAGACGGCCTCGGCTGGTACACGGGCGCATCCGACGGCGCGAACGAATGGGCGCAAGGCTACGAGGACCAGCACGCTCAGGCCTCGATGGACGTGGAGTTTGAGCAGGACACCGCCGCCGACCGCATCCTGACGATCTACGACGGCGCCGCCGACGACGTGGTCGAGGCCACCGCCAACTTCGTCCAGTGGGAGACGGACGGCATCACCATCAACTGGACGGATGCCCCGGCCTCGGCCTTCCTGGTCACCTACATTTTCTTCGCCGGCTCCGACCTCTCAACCCACGTCGGCACGGTCACCCTGGGCAGCACCGCCGACGCGCTCATCGCTATTACTACTATCGGCTTCGAGGCCGACCTGGTCTTCGCCGTCCTGCTGGAGGGCACGACGACGGTACAAGGCGGTATCGGCATGGGGCTCATCCACAACAACCGCGCCGGCGCGGTGACGCAGCGCGCCGTCGGCCACAAGAATCGCAACGGGTTTTCCTCCGCCCAATGCGGCGCCGTCGTGCGTGGCGGTAACTGCATTGTAAAACTAGCAGGCAGCGACAGCCTGGATTGGTTCGGCACGGCGCAGAGTTTCGACAGCCAGGGCTTCGACGTGCAACTGGGCAACGCCCGCTCCCCCGCCAGTCACCACATGGGCTGGATCGCGCTGCGCCTGGGCGCTGGCCCGCTGGTGGACGGCAAGGTCTACACGCTCTCCACGCCCACCGCCACCGGCAACAGCGACGACAACGGCGCTGGCTTCCAGCCGCAGTTCGTCATGTACCTGCCGACCTTCTGCGTCACCGCCGACACCGACGAGTTCGACGCCGATGGCGGCACGCTGGGCCTGTCGGCCATCGACGCCGACGAAGCCTACTGCAACTCCGTCCAGTCCGAGGACGCCGCCGCCGACAGCAACACCCAAAGTCTCTCCGACGACCAGGCCATCAACCTGCCCACGCACACCGGCGCGGCTGGCATGGCCGCGACCTTCGTCGCCTTCACCTCGACCGGCATCACCCTCAACTGGTCAGACGTCGAAGCGACGGCCAAACTTTACCCCGCAATGGCAGTCGAAGCAGCGGTGGCGGGTTCTTTGGCTTTTCCCAATCGGCGTACACGGCAAGCGTTGATCGCGAGGTGAACGATGCGCGGATACTATACCGTCGAATTTGAGAATGTGATCGTCACGGCCAACCAGGACTGGTTCGAACTGACCCCGGCCACCAATAAGCCCATCGAGATCGTGGGGCTGTTCATCTCCCAATCCTCGGACTTCGGCGACGCGGCGGAGGAGCAACTACGTTTCCGCATCATTCGCGGCCACACCACCAGCGGTTCGGCAGGCACCGCGGCTACCCCCCGGCCCACCGATCCGAACGATGGGGCGGCCAGTTTCACCGCCGAGGTCAACAACACCAGCATCGCTGCGGGCGGAACGCCGGTCAACCTGCACTCGGAGTCGTTCAATATCCGCACGGGTTACGCGATGATCTGGACGCCGGAACTCCACCACAAGGCCACGGCGGGCGACACAACGATGGTGGTGCGGTTGCTCAACAACCCGCTGGACGCTCTGAGCATGTCCGGGACGCTCTACGTGCGGGAGGTGTGATGCGTGGCCGGAGTCTATCGGCGTCGCTTCGATTACCGCGTTCGTCGCCGCTCGGTCTTTGGACCTGGGGGCGCGCAGATGTTCTTTCAGAGCGTGGAGGGCACGTTGACCTCGGCAGGCGCGCTCGCCAAACAGACGCAGAAGATATTGGCGGGCACGTTGACCACCTCGGGCGCTCTGCTGAAACAGGCGCAAAAGGTATTGAGCGGCACATTGACCACCTCCGGCGATCTACTCAAACAAGAACAGAAGGTCTTGGCGGGCACATTGACCTCTTCCGGCAGTCTGCTCAAACAGGCTCAAAAGGTTCTAGCGGGTACGTTGACGACCTCGGGCAGCCTGTTGAAGCAGACACAGAAGGTGTTATCGGGTACGCTGACTTCATCCGGTGTACTGACGGCGATCAAGATCGCTCTCAAGACGGTCGAAGGCACGCTGACTTCAGCGGGCGCGCTCACCAAACAGGCTCAGAAGGTTCTGGTGGGAACGCTGACCTCGGCGGGCAGTCTTCTGAAACAAGCCCAGAAGGTGCTGGCCGGGACGCTGACCTCCTCTGGCGCATTGACGGCGATCAAGATCGCGCTCAAGTCGGTGGAGGGCACACTGACTTCTGCCGGCGCGCTGACCAAGCAAGCGCAAAAGGTATTGGCCGGGACGTTGACCAGCAGCGGAACCCTGCTGAAGCAAGCCCGCAAAGTCCTGTCCGGGACGCTCACGACCTCCGGCGCGCTCACGACGTTACGCACGGCGTTCGTCTCACTCACGGGAACGCTCGCCTCTTCCGGCGTCCTGTTCAAGCAAACGCAAAAAGTCCTGGCGGGAACACTAACCTGGGCCGGGGCGCTCAACCGCAGAATCACCCGCAGCCTGAGCGGTGTGCTGACCTGGGCCGGGGCGCTCATCGGCCTCAAGTCGGGGCTGGGCACGGCCTTCGACGTGGTCGTGACCATCACCGTGGCCGATAGCCCGGTGGTGCAGGTGACGGAGGTGGCCTTCTCGGAGTCGCCCATCGAGGTGACGATCACGTGACGACCACCTTGCGCATGACGCGCGGCGACGACAAGACGTTCAACATGGCCTTCACCAAGAACAGCCAGCCGCAGAACATCACCGGCTTCTCGATCTGGGTGACGGCGAAGCGGGCCGCCTCGGACGCCGACGCTACGGCGGTCTTTCAGCGGACGATTGGTTCGGGGGTGACGGTGACGAATGCGGTGGGCGGGTTGGCAAATTTCACGGTAATCCAGGCACACACTTCGGGCTTCGAGGCCAGCCGGGTGACTCTGTTGTGCGACGTGCAGTTGAAGGACACGCCGGGCAACGTCGTCACCGCAGGCCATTTCCTGCTGCTGGTCGATCCCGATATTACGCGGGCTGTCTAATGGAAACCAGGAGGGAGTCATGGGTACATTTTTGGATGACCTTTGCCGGGTGGCAAAGGCGGTCGAACTGCCGAACGGCAAGCGGTTGCGCATCCGCGCCCTGTCCGACACGGAGCAGCGCGAGCGCGACCTAGAAGCCCTGCGCGTCTCGGCAGTCTTTCAGAAGGCATTGCGCAACGAGGACAGCCGTGAGTACCAGGCCATCCTGTTGCCCTTCGCCGAATCAACCCCCGAAGAAAAACGCAACGCGCTGACCGCCTACCGCATGCTGTCGGCGGTGCGCGAGGCGGCCCAGAACATCCGGCCTCGCTTCATCCCCTTCCCGGACAACGCCTCGGAAGACGAGCGGCGCGACGTACTCAACCAGCGGCTGGAGCAGATGACGAAGATCACTGAGCAACGGCGGGCCGAAACCGAGCGGCTGGTGGAGGAGACGAAGCGGCAGGTGGCCGACCTCAACGGCGACGGCTTGTCGGCCCTGCTGCGCAAGCACGCCATCAGCGCTTCGGCGGATGGCCTGTACACCGACGAGTTCGTCAATCAGACGATCTACTTGGCGAGCGAGACCGAGGACGGCAGCGCCCGCTTTTACGCCTCGCCGCAGGTGGTGCGCAGCCTGCACGCCAAGGTGCGCAACAAACTATTCGACGAATATCTCGAGGTGGACGCCGTAGACCCTTTTTTGTTGACGTTGCCACCTGCGACGGAGTCTTCGACGGCCTGATGTCGCTGGTGGAGTGGGGTGGCCTGGGGGTGATCGTCGGCGACCCGCTGCGCTCGCCCTGGTGGTGGCCGCGCATCGTCCAGATCTGGACTCGGCTCAAAGGCATCCGCGAGGCGGCGGCGCTGGACCCGGACAAATTGCCCGCGCCCAAAGACTTATGGCTGGACGACAAAGCCTTGGAGCGCTGGTACGAGGATCGAGAGGAATTGCGCAAGCATCGGAGTGAAGTGTTGAACTGACATGCCAGAATTCGTTGAAGTCGTCCGCTTGCAGTGGGACATCTCTCAGGCGGAGACCTCGGCCAAGCAGTTAGACTCGATCCTGGCGGCGCTGGACAAGAAGATCGCCACCGATCTGCCTGCGGCCAGCGCCCGCATGGCCGGGGCGATGTCGTCGGCCTTCGGCCAGGTCGTCGTCGCCGCGGATCGGGTGGTCGAGCGGATGGACATGATCATCCTCAAGGCGCAGGAGGCTATCGCGGCGGCCTCGGCTGCGGGCCGCGTCGTCCCGGCCCTGGGCGAGATCGTCTCACCACAGCAGGCCAGCCAGGTTGCCAGCGCCTTGGCGACCTATCGCTGGCAACAGCGACGGGCAGGTGGTGGAGTCGGCGGCGGTGGAGGGTTAGAGGATGACATCCCCCTTGGTATCGGTGACACTGCCTGGGTCGAGCGTGTTCTGGCACAACGTAACCTTGACCGCATTCTGGCGCAGCGCGCTACCGTGCCAAGTAGGGGGGCCTATCTGCGAGGGTTGGAGGAAGTCTACACCCCGACCGCTGCGCCGCGCCGCCTGAGCGCCGAGGAGACCGACCGCATCTCGATGCTGCAGGAGATCGTGCCCGCCCTGTCGCGCGGCGTGCGGGCTGGCGGCATCATGGACTACCGCTTGCGGCGGCGGGCGGGGGATGTGTTCGGCGATGTCGCCGCGCCGCGCTTCGAGGACATGGGGCTACCGCCCACGCCGCCGTTCGAATCTATGCGGCGACCTCCTTCCGGGACGGTGCCGCAGTATCCCTACCAACTCGGATTCTTCGAGCAATACAACCTACAGCCTCCTGGCCGGGTGCCGCGACCGACGCAACTACCGTTGTTCCCCATCCCGCAGGGTGGCGCTGTCGGGCAATTCGAGACTCTGGCCCAGCAACAGGCGCAGCAACAGGCGCAGATGTTTGCCCAGGCCCAGGCCCAAGCAATGGCCCTGGCCCAGCAGCGAGCCACGGTCGCGCCGGGGGCGCAATTCCCCTACTTGCAGCAACAGTTCTTACAGCAGCAACTGGCCCAGGCCGGGGCACAATTGGGAGGATTGCGGACAGGATATTTCCAACCGCAGGCGGGCCAACCGGCGATCTCCGCGCAACAGGTTGAGCAGGCTGCAACCCAAGTCCAGGCGCTGCAGCAGCAGATCACGCAACTCTCCGGCGGCGTGAATCTGATGAGCAACGTGTGGATCCGCCACCTGTTCTGGATCGGGCAGACGATCCTCATCCTGGGTACCTTGCGCATCGCCTACGGTTTCATCAGCGAGGCCTCACAAGACGTGACGGCCCTGGCCGATGCCTCGGCGCGCCTGGCGGCCATCCAGGGCGGCGCGGCGGCGGCCCAGCGACCGGGCCTGTTGGCCGGTGCGGTCGAAGCGGCAGCCTTCGGCGTCGCGCCGCGCGAAGCCTTGGCGGGCGGAGTCTTGGCCGCGCGTCTGGACGCCACGCCGGAGATGGTGCGCAACGCGCAGCAGGTCTCTTTGGTGTTCGGGCAGGCGGGCGACAGCGGTGCATCGTTCGACAACGTACTGCGCGAACTCGTCCAGACCGAACTGCGGGCTACGGCGGCGGGCTTGGAGCATGTGGCGGTGATGGACACGGTGGCCGCCATCTACGCGGAGACGGGACTGGACATTGAGCAGACGTTCGACGCCATCCAAGCCGGGGTGGCCCTGTACCAGCAACTGGGCGTGACGGCAGAGCAGGCGGCGTTGGCGATTGCCGAGGCCTCGACCGCCGCCGAAACCGCGCCGGAGGTCACGGCGGGCCGCCTGGCGCGGTTGGCCTTCCTGTTCCAGCAGCCGGAGCGATTGCGCGAACTGCGGGGCTTCGGCGTGACGGCTGAGACGCCGCGCGAGGGCATCCCGCAGATCGCCCAGATCGCGCAGCAGTTGGCGGTGTCGGGCGACATCGAGACCGCCGCGCGCTTCTTCCAACTCATCACCGGCGGCTCTCTGCAAGCCCGACGCGACATGCAGGACATGGCGGTCGTCTTGCGCGCCTTCAACCAGGCCCTACGCGAATCGAGCGTCGAGGCGGGCGGCTGGCAGCGGCTGTTTGGCGAGGTGGGCAACACCATCGGCACATCGCTGCGCATCCTGACGACCGAGGCCCAGGCGTTTATCGCGGTCTGGTCTAACACCGGCGGCGTTGAGCAGTTCTTTGATACCTTGGGACGGGGCATCGAGGGGCTGACCTCTCGGCTGAGAATTGCCTCGACGACCCGCCTGGGGATGGATCTGTTCGCCGGTCTATCACCCCAAGAGCAACTCCAGCGCGTGGAGGAGTTCGAGCGGGCGAGTGGGTTTCAGGCAGAACTTCGCCCGCGCGGGATTATGCCCCTGAGCGAGGAATTTTTCCGGCAGCGTATCCGTGAGGGCGAACAGGCGCAATTGCCACCTCCGGTATTTCAGGCACCGCCAGAGGTCATCGCGCAAATGAATCAAGCGGCGGGGACTGGAGCCCTCGGAGACATTTATCGTCTTTCCGGCCAGGCGCGGCGGGACGCCGAGCGAATCGCGGAGGCGGCTTTCGCCCAGTGGCTTCTAGGATTGAACGAGGGTGCGCAAACGGCGGGTATGCGTCAACGACCACCCAACTACCGTCAAGTCCCCTTCACTATTCCCGAACCGTCCCTACCCATCGGAGGCATCCGCGCCCTGCCGGAAGACTTCAACACGCAGAACATTCAGCGCCGCGTCAACCGCCTGGCCGACGTGCTGGCGGGCATCGAAGGCATCGACCCCGAGGCGCTCAAGCCCGAACGCTTCGTATTCATCGACACCCTGACGGGAGCCTTGACGGAGATCGTCGGCCCGGCCCAGGCGGTCGCGCTGGCATTGGATCAGGCCAGCGCCAGCGCCAACCGTTTCGGCGGCTTCCGCGACCTGCCGCAGGGGTTGCCCACCAGCCGCGCCGCCCTGCAACTGGCGGTCGACGTCCAGCAGCGGCGTGTGGAACGGTTGGAGCCGGGTCGGCAGGACTACGAGCAGATCCTGACCTTCCAGGTGTACGACGAGACGAACGACCGCTTCATCCGCCTGCGCGGTTCCGCCGAAGCGCTGAACCTGGCCTTCAACCGCGCCGCCGATACGGTCAGTCGCTTCGGCGGCTTCCGCGACCTGCCAGAGAACGTATCCTTGGGACAACTCACCCGACAGGTTGGCCTGTGGCAGCGGCGGGTGGAATTGGCGGAACCGGGGCGGCAGCCCTACGAGGAGCGACAATCCTTCCTCTTTTGGGACAACGCGACAAAAAGTTTCCGGCCCATCGTCACCTCGCAGGATGCGCTGCGCTACGCGATGGAGGAGTTGACGCGGGTGCAGAAGCAGATCGCGGGCGTGTTCAACGTGCCCGCCAACGCCGAGGTGCTCATCCCCTTCACCGCCCTGCAGGAGGGACTCGTGCCGCGCGACCGCTTGGGACAGTACACCGCCGAGGCGGGGGGAGATGGCGTATCGGTGTCGGGCGCGGCCCTGAGCGGGGCGGCGGGCGCTCACATGACGGCGGCCCAGACCCTGCGCAACGCGGGGGTGGTGTTGGGCAGTGCTGCGGGTTTGTGGATGAGCGCCGCGGCCTTCCAACAAGCCTTCACCCGCGATCAGTACTACCAGCCGCGTCCCCGGGCGCAGCCCGCCCCGGCCATGAGTTCGGCGGCCTTCATGCGCGCCTTCACCGACGATCCATACTACCAATCCCGGCGACCGATGACCCCGGGTGGAGCGGGCGCACGCAGCGACATGATCGGAGTGAACGTGAACATCGCCAACCGCAACGTGATCATGCTGGACGGGCGGGTCATCGCCACCGCCCTGCAGCAGGTTCAGCGCACCCAACTCTCGCAGTTGCGCCGCACCTCCACCCTGGCGGTGAACCTGGTGGTGTGACGTGCCCTGGACTCTAGGCGGCATCACGATCCATCCCCCCGGCGGAGGCTACCAGGAGCGGCGCGAGTCGCTCTACGCCATCCAGCAGGTGCTGGACGCGACCGCCGAGACGATCTCCTACTACGGCGCGGGCAGCCTGCGCACCCAGTTGCGCTTCATCCTGGATGAGGACGTGAACGGCAACACCGGCTTGAACACGCTGCGCACGGCGGTGGGCAACAACTCCGACGTGGCGCTGGTGGGCGATGTCGGCAGCCTGGGCAATCACCGCATCCTCAGCCTGAATGCCTCGCGCCTGCAAGACCACGTGCATACCAACCCGGTCTACGACTGCACCGCCGAGTTGATCAAGGTCTGACATGCCTGCCCGCGACTTGGCGATGTCCGCCACCGGCATGTCGGGCATCAAGTCCATCACCTTCCGCGAGAGTTTCAGCCAGGCGGCGGCCACCGCCGAGGTCGAATGCACCGCCCATACGCTGGCGGTCGGCTCGACCAGCACAGTGCACCTGGGCATCTCCGGCGACGAGGCCGACTTCATCAGCAGCGGCATCGTCAAGGAGATCAAGATTCGCCGCCCCAGCCGCGATTACCTGATCACTGTCTACGATCCATTGGTCAAGGCGGTCGATTACTTCATCGCCTCCGACGACCCGCTGGTGCCGTTCATGGCGAACAACGTGTCCGCTGAAACCCTGGTGCAGAACCTGCTGTCGCTGGCCGGGCTGACCGCGTATGCCTCCGACGCCACGGGCTTCACCTTCGGTGTCCCCTCGCCCAAGCCGATCAACCTGGTCTCGGTCTGGGACGCCGTCGAGAGCATCGCCCGCATCGTGGGCTTCATCGTCTATGCCGACAGCGCCGGCACCATCCAGTTCCGCCAGCGCAAGCCGTACATCGTCGGCGGCGATGTCTCATCGTTCTCCTTCGGCGTGGGCGATACCGGCTCGATCACCGACATCGACTACGTGCAATCCGACGAGAAACTGCGCAACCGGGTGGTCGTCTACGGCGCGCCGGGCATCGCGGCCACCGCTTCCGCCGCCAGCGGCTTCCTGCCCGCAGGGTTTTTCAAGTCGATCCTCATCAGCCACGAGTTGATCGACGTACAATCGCAAGCCCAGAGTGCTGCCGATCTCAACCTGACCATGTTCAACCGCCTGACCGAGACGGTCAACCTGACGGTCTTGGGCCGCACCGCCACCCGCGCCCGATCCATCGTGGTCGTGGTGGAGCCATTCACCGGCCTGTCGGCCTCGACGCTATGGGTGGTCTTTGCCACGCAGCATAGTATCAATCGTCAGGACGGGTATCGGTTGAGCCTGACGCTGACCCGCTGAGCCATGCCCGTTACTGACCTGTCGGAAACCGTGGTGATGAATGGCGTGGACGTGTCGGCCCACCTCAGGAGTAGCCAGCGCAAGGCCTCGCTGTGCCATCCCGGTCAGACGGTCGAACTCACCTTCCGCGCCACCTTCCCCTTCGCCAGTTTCCAGACCTGGCAGACGCTGACCGTGAGCGAGATGGGCACGTTGGTGCTGACGGGCTTCGTCGAATCGGTATCGGCCCAGCGCGCGCCGCAGGAAGTGGTCGTCACGGGCCGTGACACCTACAAGCGTTGCCTGGATTACTTCATCACCGATGACCAGTTGATGACGAACGGCGAGACGGTCGCCTACTGGATCGGTTACTTGTGCGGCGTGGCGGGCATCTCGTACACCATCGTCGCCTCGGGCGGCAGCCAGCCGGTGGGGGTGGGGGTGCCTTTGGGATTGCGGTCTGTGGCCGAAGCCCTGACCACGATCATCGCCTATCCCGGCTGGCAGATGCGCGTCAATCCGAGCGGCGTGCTGGAGTTCCTGGATCTGGACGTAAAGATCGAGCAGATCAAAGCCCTGTTGGGTTCGTTGAGTCTGGAAGCGGCCACCGCCCAAGTCCTGGGCAACCCGGATTCGGTGCCGCCCGACCCGACCGCTATGCGCTACTTCAATGTCTCGAACATCTTTTCCGGCAGCCGGACGACCGGCGACGAGACCACGCGCACCGTGGCGAAAATCTGGGGCGGTCTCGATCCGCTGACGGGCAACATGATCACCTATCAAGCGACGAGGCCCGTGGCGGGCATCACCCCGGAGCGCATCGTCGTCGTCGCCAACCCGAACATCACCAGCGGCAGCCAGGCGGCCTTGGTCGCGGGCAACGTGTTGGATCAATTCGCCGCGCTGGAGCAGACGGCAGAATTGGATATTGCGGGCAACGCGCTCATTCGCGTGGGGGACATGGCGCGCTGCGCCGCCTTCACCGCGATGGGCGATTATGTATATATCGACACGGTGACAGAACTGGCGGCGGCGCTGGACAGGGGCGGCTACAACATGGACGCGCGCATTGCCTTCCGCTGCCCGAAGTTGACGGGCGGCCTGGGGGTGTCAGGCAGCCCCGGTGGTGGGTTCCCCATCATCACCTACCCCATCTGTAGCGGGCCAAACAACGGCACCGAGAGCGGCTTCAGCGTCTGGACGGCTTCGAACGGTCGTGTGGCAGTGCGGGCCTTGACCGGCGCACAATACGCCACATTCCCGGCGAGCATGGCGGGCACAAAATATCTCCGCACCAATACGAGTTGGGACATTATGTGCGTGTCCGCCGTGTACTCCAACCCACAGGTGGCTTATATCTGGGCGGACGGGGCCATCCGTGTCACGACGGACGGAGGGGAGAACTGGGCCTCGCTGGTTACTCTGAACGAGAACTCGGCGGTAGGCCCATCGGGCGCGTTCAGCCCGTTCTATATCGTGGCCTGCCCCAAGTGGTTTGGCTCGCATCGCTTCTTCTATCTCAACCGAACCGCCCCCGACCCGGAGGATAGGCCACACTGGTATTTTTACAATGCGGGCGTATCGACCGAGATCACACCCGCCGATGGCCCAGACGGTAGCCTGCCATTTATCCAGGGCATCTGCAAAACAAACTTATTCGGCAATCAGGCGTCGGACTTAGGGCGTTACCCTGGCGCGCATCCCTGCGTCTTCATCGCCGTCGAGTACGAAAAGGCGGATTCTACCCAGCACCGCGGAGCCGTGTACGCCATTCATCTTGTGACGGGTCAGATCTTCCCTTGTTGGTTGGGGCAGACACTGACGCATGGAGATTCGTTGTGCTTCGTCACGGGATCGGACAAGTTCATCCCCAGTTCTTTCGGCCCGATGGTCGCTTGGTTGGGCGGGAACGTCGATCCCGAATCCTATGACGATCTGCTGTATGCCCACACCCATAGCACCGGCGTTTGGAACAAGTCCATCTTGGCGGCGTTTGGCGTTTCTCTCGATCAAGGCGTGCGGTTGCCCGACATCCGTTCCGAGACGAGCACGCCCTGCCCGCCCACCGGAACTACCGAACGCTGGCTGCGTGATGGGGCAATCTCCGTCAGCGTCGCGGACAAACTCATCATGATGCGAAACCATCCGGGTACTGGAAAGGCGCACCGCACCACGGACGCCTGGGGAACGTTCTCCGATGTCACGATGCCCACGCCCATCACTGGCAACGTCTTTTGGTTGGAGGTCGTCGCCAACACTTATGTGGCCGGGGACGCGGGCGTGGGGCATGAGACCTATGCCCTCGTCACCGGATACGGCGGATCAGGCCGGGTCGTCGTCCGCAGCCGGGATGCAGGCCTCTCCTGGCAGAGCGTGGCTACCGCCTCCGCCGGGGTGAACCTGAGAGCGTTTGACATCGGGCCGCGATGTGGCGGTACGTTCAACTTCGGTGACTGTTGGTTCCGAGAACCATGTTATGTCAACCTATGAGCCATGTCCCTCAACCGCGTCGTAGAGTTCCCCAACACGCTGATCGAGATATTGGAGGCCTACCGCGTGCGCTGGTCGGTCTCGCCCATCTACCTGGGCGGCAGCCAGGGATCCAGCGGCGGCACGGGTACACCGCCGGGCGGATTCATCGGACAACTCATCCAGTCGCGGGTGACATACGACACGACCGAGTTGGCGAGTTCGGCGACCTCGGGCAGCCCCAGTCTGGTCGACAACCTGAACCATATCCGCGCGCGGCTGGCGGACTTGGAATCGGGTGCGACCGGCGGAGGCGCGGCGGGCCACCTGCATGGCTTGACGCGCTGGATCGCCGATGGCGTGGCGCTGGTCTACGACCTGCCCGACTTTGCCGAGTACGTGGATCGGGTGAGCGACGATGGCCTGGAGGTGGATCCGGCCACGGTCGGCCTGTCGGTCGACCGCGACAAGATCGAATTCGACGCCGCGCCGGGCGCGGGCAGCATCTTGACGGCGCAATACGTGGTGGCCCAGATATAGGGATGAAGCATGCCTGACAATACCGCTCTCAATCGCACGATTGTCCTGCTGATGCAGAACAAGTCCAGCGCAGCCGTGGCCCAGGGCGACGTGGTGATCTGGGACCCGACCGTCGCCACGGCCTTCGACACCACCACCAGCGGCTCCTACACCGACGATAGCCTGGGCGTGGTGATGGATCCGAACGGCATCGCCCTCGACGCGCGCGGCCTGGTGGCCGTCGCCGGATACGTCCCCAAGATTCTGCTCACCGGCACGGCAGCCGTGCGCGATCTATTCCGCACCGCGACGGGAACGGCCAAGCGCGCCGTCAGTCACGCGCCACCGCGCGGGGTGGGCGACTTCGGCCAGGTGCTGACCTCCGGATCTGCGCCCGAAGCCCTGCTGTGGGGCTTTCCGGTGACGGGCACGGGCGGTGGCGCGGGCGGACCCGACCTGGCCTCGGTGCCGGAGACGCACGAGGGCGTCATCTCGACCAAGGCCACGACGCCTGCGGGCATGCTGCATCGCTGGGTGCCGGCCACCAGCGGCTCGGCGCTGATTGGCAAGGACTTCACCGGCAACACGCGCGGCCTAAACGCGGTGGACATCCAGACCACCCGTTCAGCGGGCGTGACACGGGTGGCCTCAGGAGCCAGGGCGGTTGCCGTCGGGTCCAACATCATCGCGGCGGGGGTGTATTCCGTTGGCCTCGGCGCTACGGTGGAAGTCAGCGGCCCGCGCTCGGTGGCGTCTGGCTACACCGCTGCCGTGACAGCCTTGGCGGGTTATGCAGTAGCGATAGGGGCGGGCGCGGTGGTGAATGCGATTGAGGGTACAGTACTTGGGTCGTATGCCAGCGTCTCCTCGACGGGTAGTCAAGGCGTCGCCGTGGGGAATTTTGCCAGCGTCAGTGCCCAGAACGCCATAGCCATCGGCAAAAGCGCGAAAGGCCGAATCAAACAAGCCGCCAATATCGCGGCCATGATCATCAACCGCAAGGACGACGGTGAGGCGGCGGCCAATGCCTTGCAGAACTATTGCGGCGTCAACGTGGTCTTGATGTCCAAAGAGATCGATCTGAAGGTAGTGGCGGATACGACCTTGACCCTGCCGGTGGGCTGCAAGTTCTGGTGGGACGAAATGGGTATAATAGCCACGGTGGTCACAACCCTGACGACACAGCCCACCGTACGCTTCGGCATCACCGGCACGCCCGCCAAGCACCTGGCGGCGGTGACGACGACTCTGCTGACGGCGGCGGCCAAGCGGCAAAAGTACACGCCGCTGGTGCCTGAGGACGGCGAGACCTCGCTCTTGGGCGGGGTGACGGTGGCGGCGGTGGCGACGACGATGCTGGGGCGGTACTACTTCCGAGGTATACTGGTCGAAGATGAGTAGAAAAATATACTTTCTATCAGGGTTGCCTAGATCCGGCTCGACCCTGTTGGCCGCCCTCCTCAGCCAGAACCCGGCCATTCACGCGACAGAGACCTCGGGCTTGGTCGAAGTCATGTTTCTACTGCGCAATCAATGGGATGGCCTGGAGCAGCACCGGGCCATCAGCGGTGAACTCTCCAATCAACGTCGCCAGAACACCCTGCGCGCCATCCTGGAACACTACCACGACGACCAGCCCAAGCCGATCCTGGTGGACAAGTCGCGGGCATGGCTGGCCCACCTGGAGATGATCGACGCCCTGATCGGGCCGCCCAAGGTGATCGTCACCGTGCGCGACATCCGCGACGTGCTGGCTTCCTTCGAGAGGTTGTGGCGCGAGAACGGATTGCGGCAGACGCCGCAGGAGCGGGACAACTACGCGAATTTCCAGACGGTAGAGCAGCGCTGCAAGGTCTGGGTGGCCGCTGACCAGCCCTTGGGCATCGCCTACAATCGCATCAAAGATGCCCTGGCCCGAGGCTGGGGGCGGCAGATTCACTTCGTGCCCTTCGAGCGCCTGACGGCGGACGCGGCGCAGACGTTATGTGGCATCTACAGTTTCTTGGGTGAGACACCCTTTGAGCATGACTTTGAGAGCGTGATCAATCCGACGATTGAGGACGACCGAGTCTACGGCATCGAAGGGCTGCATGTCATCCGGCCTGGCGTGCGACCCGTCGCGCCGCAGTGGCCCAAGTATCTAGGCCATGAAGTGGCCGAGGCGTATCGCGGGGCGGAGTTGTGGTAAGAGGAGGTGGGAGATGATACCGGCCTGGGTGGTTTCAGTGCTCTGCGCCGCCGTCGCTGGACTGATTGTTGCTTATTGGCGTAAGACGGGCGCAACCCGTTTTCTGCCGTCCCTGCCGCCGCTGATCTTGATGACCACGATGTATTTCACCACGCAGTTCAGCCTATTGAATTTTGACGATCCGGATGTGCGGGTGATCCTCATCCGACCGGCCATCGCTCTGTTGGTCATCTCGATTGGCGCGTCGACCGTTATCTCCTGGAGGCGGGTCGTATGAGCGAAGCCTTGTGGGGACAATTGCTTTTGTTTGCCAGCGGGGTGTTGTCTTTCATCGCCATCATCTACGCGGCGCGCAAGAAAGCCACGCCGTCGCCACTCCTGGCTTTGGAACGCATCGTCCAGGGAGTCTCGGATGAAAACGAGCGCCTGCGGGAGCGGCAAGCAGAATTGGAGGCTGAGATCAAAAAGGTACGTGATCAGGGCGAGGCCGAGAAAATCCATCATCAGCAGGATATAGAAACAGTGCGTCAACAGGTCAGGGCAGCCGAGAATCGGTTACAAGAATGCTACGACGAGATTCAACGTCGTCAGAAAGAGTATGACGATCAATTGGCGCGCTTGTATCAGAGATTGGGGAAACAGGATGATTAAACTCGGCACGCACGGCCTGGGACGCGGGCCGTCGCAATTTCTGATCGATGCGGGCATGCGTGGCGGAAAGTGGGTGAATAGCGATCCCCCCACCAACCTGCCGACAGGCTTCCTTGCCATCTGGCGTTGGGTCGAACTCCCCGACAATGTGAATGATCAGATGGGCAATGGCGATCCCGAGGGCAGCGCGCGGGCCTGGGTGGCGCTCCAGTGGCCGCATATCCAATTCGTCCCCCAGACGGCTTTCATCGAGGGGCCGAACGAGAACAACTGCGAGAATCCAGAGCAAGCCGCCTGGTTCTCGCGTTTTGAGATCGAACGTATGCGGCTCATGGAGGCGCGTGGCTACCGATGCGTCATCGGCTGCTTCGGCACAGGTCGTCCCTCGCGCCCAGTATCGGATGTGGGCGGCACAGCAATCTGGACGGCGCTTTTGCCCATGCTACGCTACGCCCGAACGAACGGGCATCTCCTGGGGATGCATGCCTACGAATACAATCCGCACGACATCTACAATATGCTACGCCACCGGGCGGTGTACGCCTGGCTTCCGATAGACGCGCAGCCCCGATTGGTCATCACTGAATGGGGATTGGACGGGGCGTTGGGCCGCTTCCGCGACAGCCGCTGGCGCGAACAATATGCCGACCCCGACCTGGCTTATTTCGACATTATGCGCGAGTATGATGTCGAAGTGCAGGCCGATCCCTATCTGCTGCTCTTTACTGTGTTCACAGAGGGTACGAATAACAGCGTGGCCTGGGCACCGTTTGATATCGCCGGGACGCGGGTGATGCAGTATTTGATTGACTACTTCAATGCGGAGGGCAACATGGCTGATCCCAATGGCACCGTCTACCCGCCAGCGGGCAAGGAATTTGGTTGGTTGTATGCTGAGCGGCACCTAGCAGTAAACATCTACGACCAGCCCAATGGCAGTCAGAAGTACAACATCCTGGGCGAATGGCAAAACTTCTTCAACATCCTGGCCGCCTGGTGGGACGGGATGCGTTGGCACTACCGCATCGGCGATACCTCGGTGCAGGGCAACGTGTTTCAAGCGGCGGGTTGGGCGCGCTGCGACGCGCCGAACCTGGTGCTGGTGGACAACCGTGTGGTGGCCCCGAACATCCACGTCGGCGTCCCGCCCTGTGCCATCGCGCCCGGCCAGATACCGTTTGGCCTGGACGACCGGGTGCAGACGGCCAATGCGCAGATGGTCAATGTTCGCTCGGATGTGATGGGCAACATCCTCACCACGTTGAACCTCAACGAGCGCGGCATTTGTCTGCGCGAGTACCCGCGCTACCAACCCGATGTATCGACTGGACTGTGGTACGAGGTCTTGTTTGACGTGGGCGTGAGGGGTTGGGTCAGCGCCGATTTTCTAGCGCCGGTGGATGTGATCCCCCCGCCTCCCGCGCCGCCCTCGCCCGGTAACTACGGTCTGGTCGCTAACGGTGGTTTTGAGAATACCAACTGGGTCACACGATCCGATGGCAACCAAGAGCCTGTCTCGTGGACGCTCGTGCTGACCCCCTCGGGCGCGGCGATGTACTTCCCGACGAAGATGCAGGAGGGCAACATCGTCCCAGCCATTGCCGGAGGGCCAGCCGAGGCCGTGCATAAGTTTGCCGCTCAATTGGGGCTGGGCGAGCAACTCAACGGTTCGCGCGCCCTGATCCTGGACGGCCAGTTGGTCTACAAGATGTTCGCGGCCATCGCCTTCTCCGCCGAACTCAGGCAGGTCATACGCGGTACGCCCGGGCGCACGGTCGAAGCGCTGGCCTATATTTGCGGCGAGTCACCCGACCGCCCCACGCCGCCCAATGACTCGCTGGAAGATGATCACTTCCGGGCCGAGTTATCGTTAGGCGGTATAAGAGACTCGCGACGCTACGCCGAGATGGTGCAGACACATGATGTGTCCACCTCCAGCCGACCCTGGAACCTATTCGTGGCACGGCAGGTCATCCCGGCCAATGGCGAACTGCTGTTGCAGATCGCCGTCCAGAAAAATTGGTCGGGGCAGACCGATTTCTTTGTCGATCTGGTCACGGCGCGCTACGTGGACGCGCCGCCCCCGCCACCGGGGGAGATCGACGTGGCGGCTATCCGTGTACTTTTGGCTTCCATCCAGGCGGGACGACAGGCGATCCAGGACAATGCGGCGATGATCGATGCCAACGTAGCGGCCATTGACAGATTACTGCCATGAGCGGAAGTTGGACATTACTCAGTTCCATCGAGGACGAACCGCCCGAGGTCTTGGCCGAATTCAAGGCCGTGGCCGAGCGGCTGATGACGATGGCCGCACGCGGCGTAGGAAATTTGCATGTGGGCCTGACGTTCAAGGGCGTGAACCCGGCAGAGTTTGAGATCCCGGAGACAGGGGAGAATCAGGCGTTACAGGCACAGGTGGTGGCCTTGACCGCCGAGCGAGACGAGTTGAAGCGACGACTGGACGGGCAATTGCCCCTACCCCCACAACCGTTGTACCGTGCTCGGCTGACCGGCGCGGCAAAGGTTCGGGACGCCACCGGCCAATACCTGGGCGAGACGCTCACGGCGGGCACGGAGATCGAGGTATGGCGCGAGGCGAATGCCGGTATATGGCCCGACCGCGCTTTTCTCGACCTGACCTCGGGCCGTAACGTGTGGCGCAACGTGCTGGAGCGCCTGACCACCGGCGGTGGCGGAGAAGGGCGGCTGGCCTGGCCGACAGATTTCCCTGTCGTGACGCAACGCTTTGGGGCGAACCCGGCCATGTACGCGCCATTTGGTTTTCCGGGGCATGAGGGAATAGACATCCGTGCGCCGGCTGGTTCGCCTGTCTACGCTTGCGCGGATGGGGTGGTGTATCGGATTCAGGATAGCGACGTGGGTGCTTACGGTATCCACATCCGCATCCGGCATGTGATCGGGGGGAAGGAAGTCAAAACTATATCGGCACATCTTCAACAAGTCTTAGTATCTGTTGGGGACATAGTAGTACGCGGCCAGAAGATCGGCATGGCTGACGACACCGGAAATTCCTTTGGCGATCATCTTCACCTCACGTTAAAGGTGGTGGGTGAGCAACTCCCCGGCTGGCCCGCCGAAATTGTGGACCCGTTGCCCTGGTTGATGGAGTGATTGCAAGTACCTTGGCGACCCTCGTTGCCGTCACGACCTGGCTCACGCCGCAGCCGCAGTGGTCGATGGGGCTTCTGGTGAATTATGGGGCGCAGCAGACGGTGGAAGATCAGGCATGGTTTCGGGGGTACGACCTGCGGCCCTATCGCCAACGTTGCGGCATCTCGGCCATGTCCCCGGCGCACTTGGGGCGCATCGCCTGGGTAAGGGTGAGCGACCGGCCTTGGTTTGGACCCTGCTTGGTGCTGGACACCAGCGCCAGGCATCACTTCTGGCGAAACGTCTACGTGAACGGCGAGGTGGCCGAGGTGCCGCGCTGGCTGGCTCGCCGATTGGGTTTTGAGACAGGAGTACAGGGGCAGGTGTGGTTCGGCGCGTGTCCGCCGCCGACCGAGGATTGGGAAACACCGCGTATCTACCGGCCTCCACTGGTGTTTGATTGGAGTGGGGAGCGGCATCCGATCTGGAGGCAGTACCCGAGGCAGCAGAGGCCGCAACAGTGTGCGGCGCTGCCCTATCAGTAAACGGAGGCAAACATGAGCACAAGCGCGATTGGCAATTTCCTGAAGCGCAACGAGGTCACGACCGTCGTAGTCGCTCTGGTGGTGACGGCCCTGGGGCTGTTGGCACCGAGGGCCGGGATCGCCCTGCCGGTGGAGGCGGTGACGACCGCCATCACCGCTGCCTGGGCAGTGGTGGTGGGGGCTATCTTCGAGGGGGCTTACAAGCCCAACTACTCCAGTGGCATCGCGGTACTCAAGGGGCAGAAGATGAGGATGGCCCTCATCGCAGTGTTGGCCCAGTTGGGCGTTTCCGGCCTCACCGCCGTGGGCATCAGCATCCCCGAGGACGCCGTGACCCTGCTCAGTGAGTTCCTGGTCATGGCGATTTTGGGCAAGGGCGTGGTGGATGCGCTGACCGCATCGCGCAAGCCCTGATCACCACGCGGGCCGGGAATGACTTACTCCCGGCCCGACTGTGTTTCACTTCCGCAGTTCCAACAGGAAGGTCAAGGCGATGAAAGTCGCCACGAACAAGGGTATCAGCAAGCACGTCCCCCACGCGGGGGCAAGTACCCACACCCACGACCAATCAATCACGTGGGCTAACTTCAAGACCACAAAGGTTATGGTCAGTATGCCGGTGATTCCCACCCCGCTATACCTGAGCGGTACATCACCTGGCTTTGCCCTCGCGCTGCCAAACCGTACTGCGCCTTCGCTCCACTTGGCACAACCTCGCTGGTGCTGCGAAACACCGAACTATACCTGCGCTAAACGGCGCCTTACTCCACATCGCGTTCGCAACACTCGTCCATACTCTGCGGTTGCTATGCCGGACTACACCCTGCTTCACCCTGCCAGAGCAACGCTTCACTCCACCTCACCATGCCCATGCAACGCAATGCAACACCGGGCACTCACGATACGATACCTCGCTATCGCTTGACGAGGACGAAGGAAAACGTGCCGTAGACGGAAGAGTTCCGCCACTGACCCAGCCCCTTTTTTTCTCCATAACTGAGGAGGTCGGTCAGCAGTAGATGGCTGATCGGGCCGTCGTAGACTTCCAAGAGGCAGTCAAAGCGTGTCCCCTCCGGCAACATCTCGGAACGGGCGAGCGCTGTGCGCGGGCCTTGGGCGGTCATGGCCCGCAAAGGCCGTTCCAGAATCCCCATCGGCTGGTCGTGGTACAACTCGATGCGTCGGGGCGTCACGAACACCAACGAGTCGATCTTGGAGCGCAGGTTCTTGACTCCGCGCAGGCCGTTGAAGACCGAACCCGCCTCCTTGAGAAAGCCCTTGACGTGGTAGTTGTACAGGATGGGCCGACCGTCCAGGGTGTGGAAGGCGGTCGTGCCGCGCTCCAGCAGTTCGGGCAGAGTCTCCAACTCGTCTGCGGCGGCCACGGTGTCGTCGCCTACCTCTACTACATTCGATGGCAAGCGGGCTGCGTCGAGAACCTGGCTGGTTAGGTACTTGGTCGCCACGTCTTTGGGCGGCTGTGTCCCCAGCAGCGGCGCGGTCAGGGTGATGTGCAGGTCGTACTGGGTCGTGGTGATATTGTTCATGTCCACCTCCTTAAGATGATCGTGTTGCACTGAACTTGACGTCGAATGTACCCGCCGCTTTGATCCCCACCAGGTTCTCAGGCGGCAGCGGAATCTCTATCCCGCCCAGAGGTCGCCATAGGTGCAACACATACGGATGGTTATTTACCCAAGTAGATCGGGGCGGGTGCAGTTGCATGACGGCCTCTTTGTCGTCCCAAAAGATGGACTTCACGAAGTCCATCTCGTCCCATAAAGGGGTTCGCGGCGCTTGAGGGCTGACGCTGACGTGATCCCACCCCATTCCATCGGAAGCGATCACCTGCAGCGCCACCCGATGCGGCCCCGGCACCAGGAATGCGCCGTTGTTGCCATAACTGTCATCGCTCGCCAGCGGTGGGACGCGGATGCGCCAGGCGGATAACCGCGCATCGGGAGGGAACTTCATCTCACCGACGCTTTGTGTTTCATCCACTCGAACCAGGCCAAGCCCGTCACGACGGTGGCGATCACGTAGGATGCCAGGCAACCCAACACCCCGTGGAAAAACCCCAGGGCATAGGCATCCATCATGGGGTGATGCCTTTCTTGTGAGCGCGAACCGGACGAGTCGGCTCGTATTCGGGCCGGATGGTGAGCCAGTATAGACCGGTGAGGTAGGGTGTCATTTGTCGTGCCCTGGCCTATCCTGATTAGATTCCTGAAAGGGTGGGAGGTGCTTCCAAGTGTGGTGGGCGGATAGGCCTCGGCGTGTGGAGAACACCTGCTTGCACGTCGGGCACTCGTGTCTACCGCCTTCAACATCCGATTCCATCTTGATGTAAAGCGTATGGTACTCCCAAGGCGTTTTCGGATAATAGGTCTGGATGAACGACTCAACATTGCGTCGGGCGAGCGCCTCCCGGTAGCGCTCCAGCATGGCTTTGTCGCTCGGATCGGTGGAATACTGTAACGCAACGTGATCGTTGATGGGGTCGGGAACAATCTTCAAGGTGATGTATCCCTTCGACCATCTCTGCCAGCCCGATGGCAGAGTCTTTGCCGTCGCTCTGGGGAAACCCGCGTGGCGCAAAATCGAATGAATCAGGTTCCGGGTGAGTTTCATTGTGTCTTGTCCCTGCCTTTCTTTTCCTTTATCGTGATCTTGAACCGGGTCTTGCAGAAGCGGCAGACCAGGCGGTCGTAGTCCTTGAAGCCACGGGCATGGGGATGGTCGGGATAGTGCAAGCCCTTGCGACCGCATTTCGGGCAGGGCGGGAATTTTTTGGGTCAATCCATGCGCGACGGGCCGGGCCACAGACTGCGGATGCCCAACCAATCCAGGATGGACAGCGAAGACAGTCGCCAATCGAAGTGGCCGAGCCTGCCGACGAACTTCCATTTGAACTCCTGGTGGTAACGCCATGCCTTCCAGTCTGTCACCTGGTCGCGCCACTCGGTCTTCTCCCAGGCACGGCTGGCGTTCACATACAGCGGCAGCGCCTCGTCGAACAAGTCGGCCAGGATGGACAGGGCCAGGTCTGCCGGGCCCGATCCGCCATACCCCCACTCGAAACCATCCGGGCTGTGGATGCCCACGTGGCGCAGGGGCTGGATAATTTTCCGGTCTCGGTCGAAGACTTCTACTTCAAGAGAGCCATCCTCCCCCCGATGGCCGAGGTAAATTTTTTCACTCATGGTTGCCTCCTCGATTCAAGAACAAGGTGGGACTAGCCTTGACGGTGTTGATTCCGGTCTCGGCCAGACCCAGGCGCTTCAAGGTGGACAGGTACGTCTGGAACGTACCCGACTTCTGCAAGCCCGCCTCGCTCGCCAGGGTACCCCGGCTGATACCGCGCGGATAATGGGGTATCAAGGCCGCCAGCATGCGCCGCGCACCGCTGCGGAGTTTGACCGACCAGGCCGCGACGATCTCCTGTGTGGTGGCCGGTGGCGGCAGCAGCGGCTCGCGATTCTCCGTGTAATGGAATAGTCCACGTTCGGTGATCGCCAGGCCCCTGCCATTTGACTCGATGAACCCGAACTGGCGCAATTGGCTGAGGTAGGTCTGGAACGTGCCTGACTTCGCCATGTACGACAGCGTGGCAAGTTGGGCGGGGGTCAGGCTGTTGTAAGCCGACAGCGTGGCGAGTATCTGCCATCCCCCGCGCCGCAGCCCCTTGACCGTCTTGTGATCGGCAGGCTGGATGGCCTCTACCGGCTGGAGCAGCGCCTCCACATGGGACAGAGACGTGCCAACACCCTCCAGCGAGGTATGGACATCTTCCAGGGCGGCGGATAGGCTGGAGCGCAGCGCGTCGGGGAAGACCTCTTTAATCACCTCGCGCACCTCGGTCGGGCGGGCGTTCAATTGTCGGCGTAAGGCGGCGATCTCCTCGCGCAGCGTCTGAGGGTCTTCCTGCTGGACGCGCTGCGTGGTACCCAAGATTCGCGCGCGCAATTTCTCCAAGTCGACTGCGGCGAAGCGCTGCGGCACGACCGCCCGCTCCCCGGCCTTGGGGGTGGCCGAGGAGTTGAACGTCTCGCGCTGGCGGATCCTCACCCGCTCGAACTTCTCCAACCAGGACGGCGACCAGACCCAGGCCTCGCCCTGCTTGAGCGAGGCAAGCGAGGCCATCAGAGTATCTCGTTCCTCTTTTGTGCCGTTCTGACGCACCCAGTCGTCGATGGCCTTTTGGTCTTGCGGCGCGGTGATCTGCAAGACGATCAGCACCTCGGTCTGGGTGAGTACGTTCTTGTTGAGCACGGCGGGCCGTTGGGTGATCAGCGTCACGCCCACCCCCCGGATGCCGCCGCGACGCACCAGGGACTCGTAGGCTCCCAACATGCGTTCCTGGCCTCGGATAGGCCGCTGCGGGGCAAAGGAGTCGGCCTCGTCGACGAACAGGTGCAGCGGCTCACGGTGCTTTTCTTTCAGGCGATATATCCGTTCGGCGAAGTCCAGGGCGAAGCGGTCTTGCTCCGCGTTGGATTGGCTCAGCGATAGATCGATCACGTACCAGCCTGGATGCTCGACCACAATCTCCGCGATCAGCCTGCCCGAATGCGCCTCCAGCGGCAGGTCGCCGTGCGCGCCGCCGATGACGATCACCGGCAGGCCCTCGCGCTTGCCATCGGCGGAGGCCCGTAGCCCCCACCAGGCCCCGGTCGGGTCTAGCACGACGAAGGGCAATTCGGCTTTGACCATCTCCTCGGCCATGACCGAGGCGGTGTAGGTCTTGCCCGTCCGCCGCTTGGCGAGGATGGCAAAGGTCTGGGTGATCATGTCCTGGGGTAGATTGAATCCTATATTCATTCTCTCGCCTCTATTCGACCGGATTGAACTTCTTTTCCAGATACGACTCGACCGCCGGGCTATGGCGGCTCAGGCGTATCACTACGTCATAATAGTAGTTCCTGCCGTTGGCGTTCTTCTCCGCCAACCGTATCAGGAGACTCCGTCCCGACCACACCCGGTCGATGCAGAAGACCTGGTGCTGTCCGAGAAACGATCCGACTTCCGCGCGGGCTGCGCCGTCGCCCATCTGAGACAGATCGTCGACCACCTGCGCCAGGCTACGGCCTTTCATCTGCCGCCGCACCGAGGCTTTAAGGCTGAAGGTGCGGCGACCGACGCGGTTGAAGAGTCTGCTCAGGTCGTGAAGGATGGCCGTCTTGCCGCTGCCCACGGCATCGCGGGCCTGGGGCAGCGTCAGGCCGTTCTGCGTCAATGCGTCGAAGGTCTGCATGACTTGCATCAGCATCGACCGCGAGGGGCCGAACGGCTCCACGCTGAATGAGCCGATCCAGTCGGCCTGAGACTCGTACTCAGCATCCCATAGCCGGTCGCGGTAGATCTCATACACCGCGCCCCAGTAGAGGCGGGTATATTTCATAGATCGCTCCCGCGCCTCCTGGATGATGCGGCTCAGGGCAGAGAATCGGTGAGAACGCACGGCTTGATCGAGCGAAACGACCTCAGACTTCGCCATCGATCATCTCCAGGTGTTGCCACAGGCCGACCGCCTGTTCGTAGGTCAGGTCGCCCCACTTGGCCGCCTGATAGTGTTTCTTGAGGTGGTTGCGCAGGTGGGCGGAGGGCTTGATGACGGCTTTCGCCCGCTCCACCAGAGCGATGTCCAACTTGGCGTCGAGATGGTCTGCCGCTTCCGCCTTGCCTTCGCGCCAGGGCAGGGGGATCGACGTGTCGGGGGACTCGCCGCCATTGGTGGGCGGTGCGGCGATCTGCCTCAGGGTGTCGACGTCGACGCCCAGCGTCTTGGAGGCCGCCGCGATTGCCAAGATTCGTGTCTGCTCCGGTCCCAATCGCTCGGCCATCAAATCGAAATCGAAACGGCTGCGGTAGACGACGAAGGGACGCTGGAGTTCCTGGGCGGTGTAGGTGGCCTTGAGTTGCAGCAACTTGCGCACCGCCCGATCCATCGCGCCGGTCTGGGCCAGGGAAGTGATGTGGATGCGGCGCGCGGCCATCTCACGCCGCGTCATGTCCAGGGACTTGGCCTCGAGCGTGTCTTTCGCCTCGCCGACCAGATTGTCCAGGTAGCGGATCGCCTCGTTCATCTTTTCGGTCTTGGCCTGGCTGAAGGACAGTTTGAGTCGGTTGTCGTACAACGCCTTCTCGAAGCGCGGGCCGTAGATCTTCTGGCCGTCCACCTCGACCGTCTCGCGCAGATCGAGGGTGTAGTCCCCGGCCAGTTGCAGTTCCATGCCGTCCGGCTGCGTCCACTGACCGGCCCAATGCCAGGATCGGTAGTGCGGGTGCTTGCCGTCGTCGGTGGGGTAGTTCTCGTTGGGTACGCTGCGGATGCCCGCCGCCGTCGCCAGTTTTGCGATGGCGAGACCGGTCAGCGCCAGCCGTCCCGATTGGGCGTACACCTCCTTATCGTCCGTGTTGGGGGAGATCGTCACCTCGACGCGGGTGATGGAGTGAAAGAGCGATGCGCTCTGCGCCTGCATCATCGGCATCAGTTCGTTGAATTGCTTGTCGGTCGCCATGTCAGTCCTCTCCAAATAGGGCCTTGCGGGCGCGTTCGTTCAGCGCCCGCCTCAGGCCAGGGATGAAGTCCATTGCCCCCTGAAGTACGTCCTGCCGCACAGTCTCTTGGCCGAGGGGAGGCTGGGCCTCGTCGTACTCCTGTTGCGCGGCAAAGCCGGAGTGGTCATTGTCGGCGGCGCACTCGACGGCGGTGGTATGGTTGCCCACGGCGCGCAGGACGAAACGCCCACCGCACTCCGCGCACACGAAATGCTGCGGCAGGGCGCTCAATAGGTGTCCACGGTAAGTCTCCCAACGATTGAATATCATCGATACCTCCATCGATCATTATATGTCCACCCCCAGCCAGTAGTGGTTCTTGAGAACGGTGGCTGAATACTCCACACGTAGCGGCAGGTTGGGCGTGAGAGTCTCGGAGGGGTTGACATAGCACACCGTGGCCGAGTGACCGTACTTCTGCCGATAGTGGGCGGCGGCCCGCATGATCTTCTCCTGAAGGCTGCGTTCTCCGCTGTCGAACCACAGCATCCCGGTCTTCATTCCCCAGGCTTCCAGGGGTGGAGGATGTGGTATAGTTCCTGGGCAGTAAATTCGTAGGCGATACACTGCCCAAAGTGAAACTCCGCATAGGGTTCGTCTCCCCTCGCCCGGTACCAGTGGCTCTTATCGCGGCTCCTGGCAGCATCCTTCTTGAGTGATTGCCACAGGGCTTCCAACTTCGTGACCAGTTCTGTATCATTCATGCGTCTCTCCTTTTCTATGAGATCCCCCTGCGCGTCGGCCATTGCCTGTGATGGTTCCCGGCGTGCCTCGCTGCGGTCGGTGGGTTGCAACGCCTGGCTGTGTAACGCGCCCCGCCAGTTTTCGGCCCCCCGGACTTTTCTATCCCGCGCCTGGCGAGCGGTCTATCCCCCTTACTTCGTTTAACTGATTGACGAGTGTGGTGATCATCGAGCCGCTGATGGGCCAAGGATAGATGGCATCGGGATGGTACTCGGAAAAGTCGAGAAAATTTATGCCGAGACGCCCGATAAGATTGCCCATGTGTGGCCCGATCTGCACATGCATGACTAAAGTGCTGCCCACCGCGCTCCGGTGGATTTTACAGTTGCCGAACTTGATCGAGATTGTCATGGTATAGGTTCCTGGCCGGTGTGTTCGGACCAAATATCGCCTCGAAGTCCGGCAGGATACGGCGTGAGGCGAAGGCGGCCCACTCGGTCTCGATGCTGTTGGGAATGTAGGGGATGAGCACCACCGGCGTCCCCTGCATTCCGTGCCGCGCCGTCCGGCCCACGCGCTGCACCAGTTTGTACCACTGCGGAATGTCCAGCATGACGGAGAAAATTTTCTGGGATACCCCCGCTGGCTTGTGAAGATTTACACTATTGAAGCCAGACGGTGAGCACACCATCACGCGGTATTCCCCATGATCCCAGTTTTCCAAGACCTGCTCCCGCCGCTTCAGCGACAGGCCGCCGTGAAAGTGGGCGACCGATATTCCTCTGGCCTTGCAGCGGGCGGTCATCTCGCCGGTGGCGCGCGTCCACTCCGAGAACACGACGACTCGATCCTGGAGGCCGATCCTCGGCCAGAACTCGTCGAAAAACCACCTTTGCTTCGCGCCGAGTTCATCGATCCAGCCGTACGGCATTTTTCCCTTGAGAAAGGCTTTGGGCGACATCGCCAGGGATGCGCGCGCCAGGCCGACCGAGACCATCGCATTTTGCACCGCCTGTCGCGTCCAGCGGCCCGTGGCTGCGTGAATCTTCAGCATCAGGTCTTCCAGGGCATCTTTGTACACCTCGGCCTGCCTACCCCCTATTTTTTGAGCCAGCCAGTAGGTTCTGGGGGCGGGCAGGGTGGAGTCGCCATAGGAAACCAGGGTTTCCAGCCTTTTGCCGAGTTCGGCAAGGTTCCGCCCGCCGTCCACGTACCAGCCGCCTTTGCCTCGCTTCCAGTCGCAGTAGCCGCGCGAGGTCAGATACCACTTCCCGTCCACCATTCGCGGTTGTCCGGTGAACTCGGCGAAGGTACCCCAGGTCATCCGCTCACCATCTCGTAACGACCAAGTTGGACTGTTCCTGTCTTGTCGAACGAGTACACTTGATCACATAGACTCTGTCTAAAGATCCATATCTTGCCATCCACGGTGCAACGCCTCCTGCCCACGATCACCATGGAACCCGGAAACCTGTCGCGGATTGCCAGGTTTACTGCGCAGCGGTGTGGATCACTTCTCATCCCTCGCCTTTCATGGGAGCGGTTGATCTCTATGTAAATGAAATCCATAGATTCCTCCTATTCTCTTGGCTCTATCGTCAGCCGATACCGACCGGGGCGGAACACCCCGCCCTCGTCGAATAAAGACACTTGATCGATCAGCCTGTCACTCATCAGAAACACATCGTCTTCTATCGTGGTAACAGTCTGTTCGACGACTATAGAGTGCCCAGGGTATTTCTCGCGCAGGCACAGGGCCACAGGGCATAGGGTTTCGGACTTCCTCACCCCAGCCTGGATGTGCCGGTCAAGAATGGACACATAGATGACCTTATCCATTGTTCACCTCCAGGGTGAGGGTGCCACTCGCTATCGCTCGTGCGATGGCGAAGGCCAGCGCCCCCATGCTGGAGCCTGTGTCCAGTTGCCAGGCCGGACTCAAGGGGTGGTCGCCCCATATCCTCACTCGGAAGAAGGGTGAGGGCATCCGCATCTCAAGAATCTCCACATCACTACCATCCTCCCCTGCGGAGAAGTGGGCCACTGGTCTCCATACGCCGTGTTCAAACACCTCGGGCGGGAAGTATTCCGGATCATTCACGCTACCGTGGTAATTTCCCAGATATAAGTTCGCAAATGGGTCCATATCTGCCTCCTCTACTCCGGTTCTAGCAATCTCAGGATGGGCCACAAGCGGTCGGGATGCCTCAACAGCGGCGTTGCCCCCAGGCCCACACGGTAAGTCGCCTGCAAGCGCTGGGCCGCCTTGTAGCGCTTGGCGGCGCGCCAGTTGGTCAGGTAGCGCTCTATCTCGTCGAACACGACCGCGAACAGTGGCGGCCAGGGTAAGGTGAGGCGGGCGTAGTTGGTGATCACGTAGGCCGAGGGCACGCGGGCCAGGTCGTCCACCCGCTGCTCGACGATGGCCGAGTGACCCGACACCACCCCGACCGGCGACAGCCCCAGATCGCGGCAGTAGCCCACCCATTGGCGGATGGCCGACTTCTCAGCCACGATCAGCACCCGCCCCTTCCCCTGCCGCATCGCCTCTATCGCCGTCAGCGCCGTGTAACTCTTGCCCCAGCCGGTCGGCCTCGCCAGCCACCAGGCCCGGCTGCGTCGCTGAGTCCAGATCTGGACTCGGCGCGACACGTCCTCGTATTGTGTGGGGGTCAGTTTGATCATCTCTCCAATCCAATGCCTCCAACTCGCTCACGATCTGGCCGAAAACGGCATCGATGCCCATGACGACTCGATGGGCGAGGATCGATTCCACAGCGCGTATCAGCCACTCCCACTTCTCTGGAGGCCGATAGAGGGCGAGGACCCACAACCGGATCAGTTCCCGCCGGTAATAGTCGGCCAATTCCCGCATCGAGCCGCAACGCGGGCAGTCTCGCCAGCGGTTTAGTTCTTGACGGCACTGAGGACAAATCACGGTTGCCATCCTGGGTCGATGTGCATGGGCATTACCAGTCCAAAGGGCGGCACCGGCACCCCATTCTCGCGAAGATGGTGCTCAACCAAGAGCAGTGAGACGTTGCCACCGCAGAGTGTCAGGATGATGGGTTTTGGCGACCCGATAGCCTGTGTAACCCTTGTCAGTAGTTTCAGATTGATGCCTAACACATTCACCGTCGACCCCATGGGCGGCTTGGGGATAATATTTTGATATTCCGGGTACTCCGAGTTGCCGTCTATGTCCCACTCGTAGCGAGGGAACAGTCCCTTGGAGTTGCCTACATTTGTGTCGTTTAGGCTGATCGGAGTCCCCTTAGCCGCTTTGAGGGACTCCCGGAGATACTTGGCCGACACGAGACCTACCCGGTCGCTCTCGTCAAGTGTGACCGGGACTACTGCCAAGATGAATCCGTCCGAGGCGACAGCCATGCCAGAGTCTACGTTGGTGCGTTTGATGAGGACATGTCCCAATAGGGGACGCGCGCCGCTTTCGTTGGCACACTTCCAGATCAGGTAGGATTCATCGAGGTACATTACTCTACCCTCACATCGTAGCCGTGTTCGCGCAGCCACATGAAACTCTGAGTTTGCTTCTCAACCGAGATGGCCCTGCAATTGACTCGGCTGAGGTGGACGGCGCGCCAGAATAGCAAACCGTGGAACTCGGCCCACGGCTCATCCCACCGCCGGGCGAAGTCACGGATCGTCGTCTCGTCCAGGATCTCAAATGCCTCGGCCTGTGCCTGTTGCCATATATTCATGGGAGTGATTATGATCATGTCTATATCCTGCGCAGGATGAATCGTCCGCTGTGGAAGATCCCGGTAGCGTCGTAATGGTTGATGCGTCTACAGAGAACACGGCTGTGGGTGAAGTCTACGGGCCACTCCCGAGGGCCTGGGTGTATCCTAGTGCCACCAGGGACTACATAAACACCCAGGCCAGGTCGACTCAGAGCATCCCGAACGGCCACGGCGACCGGACACTCCGCACTGATTTTGCGGATGCCGCGCCGGACTCGAGAGGTCGTAATGTAGATCGTGATAGTCTTGGGTAATTTCTTCATAGGATAGTCTCCTGGCCCGGCCCCCCTGCCGGGCCTATAACTCACAGACTACTCCGCTTCCAAGCCTGCCCGAATACGCCGCGACAGACGAGCGGCCTCGGCAAAGAGGCTGTCCGGGGCAACCAGCAGACGACCGCCGAATATCTCCCACTCGGTAGTAGCACTCTCATCGCCCTGGATAGCAGTGTGGGCGGCAAAGGTGACGCCGTTCACCAGTCCTGCCAGTGTTTCCTGGCCCTCGGTGCCCAGGAGAACATGCATCTTGAAGTCATCCGTCCATTTGTGCTTGACGGCCAACCCGCCGATCACATCCGAGATGCTGGGCATGGCCTGGCCCTCGGCCAGGATGAGTTTGTCCACGTACTCCGCCGCCACTGGCAGGATGCGCCCGATGGCCCCCAATACCTGCACCATCATCGCCGCGCGGCTACCCATGTGAATCATCGCCAGGCCGTTCTCATCGTCGATGATCGCGGCGTTGGTGCAGCCGTCACGCCAGATCATGCCGAACACCTTGACCTTGCCCTGGCCCACCTCGGAGTTGCCCAGGTAGATTCCCGCTCCATAGCCGCGTTCGGGATCCACATTCTTGAACACAGCCCGTAGGTTGAGATGGTCGGCGTCGACCGTCGACCGATAACACACCTGGAACTCCGGCAGGCTCTCCCGATCCACCACATCGGCCAGGGCCTGGATCAACTCGGTGTTGCGGATGTCGGGATAGTCCCCGGCCAGCACCGCGCGGCAGGTGTCGCCATAGCCGCGCACCGTCCAATTTCCGTTGGAGGCGCGGCGCAGGGCGGTATTGAGGTTGGTGGCGCGCAGCGCTGGATCTACTGCCGCCAAGTAATTTCTCGGCAGGGTCTTATCCGAGCCCTTGCCGAATACTGCCGGCCCCAACTTGGCGCACAGGTGAGACAGGGCCAGGTCGGACAGGGCCATCGGTGCGGGCCCCAGGCCATAGGGCGAGGGGACGTTGAGTCGTGCGTCCGCGTCGAGGGCCAACTCTTGCGGCAGCGCCTTCCAGTCGTGTTTCTGAATGTCGTGCTGCTGGCTTCGATCCAGCAGATCGTACAGTTGAGTGGTCATATTCGCCTCCTGGGGAAAAAAGTTTTACGCCGCTGATTCTACGCGATTTTTGCGCGCGCGGCGATTAACGCGCGGTGAGAGTTTTTTCTGTTCACCTCCCTTCACGTCAGTAGCAGATTGAAGCAACTTCACCTGTTGGCGCGCCTTGCGGCGAACGTCCGCGATGATGGTGGGGATAGACTTATACAGTCCTTCGATCAACTCCTCTTCCACTTCATTCTTGTACTTGTCGCCCATGTCGCTCTCGATTCCCCAAAGGCTCTCAGTGTGTTCTTCGAGGCCCTGGATAGACACACCACACCCCACGTACTGCCACTCCGTCCCCCAATTCTCGGCCCTCCGATGATCCTGAATGGCATAGGTCAGTTCGGATAGACTGCCTGGCTGTACCGGATTGATGGGGTGGAAGTAACGCAACGAGTCCCTCTCCCTCCGGTAGATTGGTGACAGTCCCAAGATAAACCGTCCAGTGTCATCATCGTGATTGCTTTTGTACTCCGACTTGGCCTTCTCAAACGACTCGTCCGAGTCATCTTCCCCCTGTTCCGGCGCATCCTCAACCTTGCCCAGTACGTAACCAGTCTCGCAGTCAATGGCCCCGAATCGCGCCACCTGGCTGTACTGGCCCAACGTGTCGTCGATGCTGGACAGTTCGTCGTAGCACCAAGATACGGTGAAGTCGAGTCCATAGCGTTTCACTTGCTTCTCATCGTAGGGATTGTCCATGTCTCTCTCCTTTCCCTCATGGCTAATCTTTCGTGTCAGTCAACATCGACCAGATGCCGGGTCCGGTAATCCTGGGTGATCCAGGTTCTCTCTCGGCCCCGGTCGTACTTATGTATGACAACATGATCGATACGTTTGTAGATGTTATACGTCGTGTGCATGGCAGGCTCGTAGTCCTGGGAGGTCGTCACGGACAGTTCGATCTCAGGATTATCGCGTGCCAGACGGACATAGGGTGCTAGGTTGGATGGAACGCGGCTTATCTGTTCATAGCCGAGATAACTCAGTCCGCCTGCAAGAGACTCATCGAAGGTGATGGAGGTATCGCTGAATGCGTTGAAGTTCAGATGCGCACTGTGCCGGATGCGCCGACCGAGCGTTGGAAAACTCACCGCTGATATGTCCACACATCGGCTGGCACGGACGTTGTGTCCAGACTCCGCCACGTCGAAAATTGCCATGCCCTCCCAACGGCGAAACTCGCCAGGGGTAATGTCCCTGAATATATACTTGCCGTTTTCCAGCCTGATAGTATGCGGCGTGTAAATGGTTAGCATGACTCCTTCTCCCTTCTACGGCAATTGTGTGACTCGATAAGCAACGAGGTGCGCGCCGGCCTCATCCATCCCCTGCGGAGAGAGATCCTCCCCGCGCGGGAAACGTCTAATAGCGTTAGGCGATGCTTCTTCCCGATAGTGATGGGAGTCCCAAGATCATCATAACGAAGGATGAAATCAGTGAGACGCCTCGACCAGCCTAATCGGATCTCAATTCCTTCCACTTGGACGTATCCCCAGCCCTGGAAGGCTTCAACGGTTCGGCATCCCGGAAAGGCGTCGGCCAGGGCCAGCGCCACGGGGCAGGATAAAGAACTTCCGCGAACACCACGCTCAACGTGCTTCAATGTGATCTCTATCGTCTTGGGAATCTTCATTTCGCCTCCTGTTGAGTATCCTCCAGAAGGTAGAGGCCACGCTTGATGTGCTGTAGCCGCAACCCAATAGCACCTATGATACGCTCGACTGCGCTGAATCCACATCCGCCGTCGATGATCGGGACAGTGTGCCGCTCTGTCGGTTTCCGGCTGGTGGCTTGGTCCCATGCTTGGCAGCGCAAAAGCCACAGGCTCATGCCTGATGCCTCCTGCTCCTCGAGGGTGCGCCCATCGGGTAGCACGGCCTTCCCCGGATCGAAAGTCGGATCCTCGTAGGACAGTCCATAGAATTCTTCATTATTATCCAGAAGGCGGTTGGCGTATTGGGCGGCAATGTAATCGGCCAGGCAGGTACCCTGCATGTCATAGCCGCCCCCACTGCATGAGGAGACCTTCCGCCCATCCACCCATAGGCTGCAGACGTTATAGCCGTAGGTATCCTTCGCCCGTGAGGTTGTCCACTTGAACTCAAACAGTTTGCTCATCCGAGCCTCCCTTCCACATCCAATAGGCCGCGATGCCGTGTGCTTGGCCGCGCTGAATCTCTGTATCCGGGTGGGGGAATAAATGTTCCTCGTAGAGAGACAATTGTAGTGTCACCACAGCGCGATTGAATCCGATCACAAAATTGTTACTCAGCCCCAGTGCGCTACAGATAGCGTCAGATTTGTCCCAGGTGGGCGACTGGTAGCCTCTGTGAGACTTCAACATCTCGGCTCCCAAGAAACAACACTTGCCGCCTGTGGGAGTAATGGCGCGGTTGTATCCCACGATGAAGCCGTAATTCCCCATGTCGGCCTGCCAGCCATCGGCTTCGCACTGCCGTAGGCTGGACACCAGCCTTGCGACTAACTCGTTGTCAATGTCATCGGGAGTGGGCACTTGCACGCCTCCTCTGTCCAAGCAGTGCACGCTAGATATACGATCCCACCGTCACCCTTACCAGTGACGTCGAGTACAGCGCGCGCCGCGTTCGATATAGCATACGCGGCGAGTCCACCACATACGCCGCTCGTCGCCCCACTCTGCCCAGTCCCATAGGGAAATAATCAGCGGCAATATAGCATCCGTACGCGCCTGGTCATTCGTCCACGGACTATCGTTGAATAGCCTGAGATCGGGGACTCTATCCGTCTGGTCAGACATCCCCATACCAAGAGAGTAGTTGAGTACCTCGTTCACGCAACCCCCGTGCCAGAAATAGGAGTGACTCCCATGCGTGAATACGCCGTCGAATATGGTGTGCAGTACGTGCAGGAATTGTTCTACCTCCGCTTTCTTATTCATTGGTGGCCTCCTAGTGTCCTCACGAAGATAATTTCTGGGATATTGACGGCGCGGCATGGGGTCATCATAGTGTTACACGCGCCCCGCACTGTGCGGCATAGTCCAGGAAACGACTCAATGCGTCTGGATCGAAACTGTAATTTGGCATGGCTGATATGGGATATTTCCAGACTTTCAACATGTTGCAATCGGTGAAGTCTACAATGGGGATAGTCACGCCGAGGCCCGATAGTCTCTCACGTAGTTCTACCTCACCCCCGTAGCCAGTAACCGATCCGGTTGTCTGACTATTCTCATCCTTGATCGGCTGGTATACTATCGTCCAGCGCCCCGGTAGCGCTGGCAGGATGGCATACAGTGGCGTGGTAATGCCCTTACTCACGCGCGTTCCCTGTCAATAGGAAGTGTCAACATGTCATTTGAGGAGTATGATCCGGAGCAATGCAATGCCTCAATTCCCCCGCCCCTATATCTTACCTCCCTGCCTTCCTCACTCATTCTGTTACCCTACTCTGGTAGACATAATGTTGATAGACCTCATCTGCCTACCACCGCCCAATAGCCCCCCGTTGCCCGTTACCGCTATAGGATAGTACGCTGGACGACTACCACCAGTGATTCGTACTACGGCTAATTCGCGCAGCGCGGCTTGTCGTCCAGCACGCGCGAATCTACCACGAATCGGCCTGCGTTCGCCTAAATTATCGCTAAATTCGGCTCGGAAATTCCTTAACGTTTGCTTAGAAAAATGAGCAGAATGTTTAGGAATTTCGTTGAAATGTTTAGCGAAAGTTTAGCGGAGGCTGAGCCGAACTCGGTTAGACTATGGCCGTTCTTGCACGCGCGGCGGATGCCGCTTTATCGGCCTCTCACGGCCAGGAGGGTTAGGACAATGAACATTAACGATGTTGTTGGAGCGATTGTGTTGTTTCTGTTTGGCAAGTCGATCTTACCGCAGGGCTTGTGGATCGCGCCGAATAAAAACGGCGGCCTGAGTCTTGGCGGAAAAATCAACGTCGCCGGATTGTCGTTCAACTATTCGGCGTCTTTGACATTGATTGCGACTCGCAACACACCCACAGTGTTGGCCGAGTTCAAAACGGCAGTCTTGAAGTGGAGGGCGGAGAAAGACGAGGCCGATGCCGCGAAGTTAGCCTCGCGCAATGTCGGTGTCGAGAAGCAATTGACTGCTGCTAACATCGACGAGGACACCATCGCCAAAGTTTTGGCCGCGTTGAACACTCGCGTCGCTGCGCGCGTCGCTGCTGCTGGCAGTCAAGCCAAGTTCGGCGCGAGCGACAAGTCACGCGCTAATTTTATCCCAGGCGACGCGGTGCCCGGAAAACTGCCTGAGCCTGCGGTGTCTACCAGCACTAACCGAAAACCTAGAAGCAAGTAGCACAGCGACACCAGTTCGGCGGCCCGTCGAGGTGACGGGCCGCCACTACCTTTTGGGGAGAGAGAGACGACAATGAAAATTAGCAAGCACGTGCTCACTTTGGCCGTTGTTGAAACGGCAGAAGCACGTCAAGCGGCTGCTGCTAAACTGGCGGCGATGCAAGCCAAAATCGCTCGGCGTGAGGCCAAGCACCGCGAAAACGCGCCGGCCATGCCCACTGCTGCTGACAACGGCGACACCGACCAGCCTGACATTCTCGACCATGTGCTGCAACGGCTCGCCGCGCAAGTGGCTCACCGACACACCTACGGGGGCGGTTAGCAAGGCCGATCACCACCGCTCACCTACGGGGTCCGCCGGTCACTGCAGGCGGCGGACCCCCCCACATTGGCCGCACTGGGAAAGTGCGGCCATCGGCCAAGCGTCGGTAGGTGTCCCCGCGCATTTCAGGCATTATTCCAACGACATTGGGGGAACTCACATCGTTGGGCAATCTGACTGCAATTCAGGCGAACAGTGTTGTTAGGCGATTGTTAGGCAACTTGACCGAATTATTGGAGTAGGTTGACCGAATTATTGTATTGACATAAGGAAAAGGGGGGGGGGAGGGTCACTCGACTTCGGTGATGTCGATATTATGGACGGCCTTCATCAGTTTCTTTTTAAGGCGATAGAGGGGGGTACGGGTGGGGGGGCATTTGACATCTTCGACGACCCGTGCGCCATCGGGGGTATGGTAGGTGAAGTCGGCGACGTAGATGGCGACGGCGATATTGTTAACGCGGAGGTCGAAGGCGACCTGGCAGCGCAGGTCGGTGAGTTGGCCTGCTTTTTGCAGGAGGCGCAGGTCGGCATAGCGAGCGGCTTCGCGTTTAGAGGCAAAGCGGACGCCGTCGAGGGTGGTGGGGACGGCGCGGTACTTATTCGTCGTCATCGTCGTATTGTTCACCGTGGAACAGGGAGGGTTGCGGGGGATGTAGGGCAGGCACGTAGACATTCACGGGCGTTTCGCGCAGGGCGGCAGCGGCTTGGCGGGCGAACTCTTCGGAGACTGGGGTGATGCTGTAGATGGTGTTGGTCCCATACAGGCGGGTGAAGGCGGGCAGGCCAACGGTTTCGGGCACGTCGATGCGCAGGAAGCCGGTGCCGGCGACGGACTGTTCGCGGACGCGACCGGCCAGGCGGACGTGGCCCATGATTTCCAGGACGGCCCACTGGTCGAACGGTTGTGAGTCAGGCATTTTTTGGTGATCCTTTCAATTTTAGAGGAGGTTCACTCGTTGTATTCGGCGACCCACAGTCGCCGCCCAATCCACTCCACTACCGGAACGCATACCGCATTCCCCAATTGGCGGTAGCGCATGCTGTCGGATTGCGGCAAGTCAGTGAATCCATCGGGAAATCCCTGGAGTCTCTCGCATTCCACCGGGGTGAGGCGGCGGACGCCGAACGAACCTGTGCGGTGAATGAATGTCCTCTCGATCCCGGCCCGCAACGGGTCGAAGGCTATATACGCCTGTTTATCTAGGTTGTTGTGATGGCTGACCAAGGACGGAGCAACCACAAACGTCTGGTTATCAGGATTACCACGCCTTTGATGCGTAGTGATCGCACCAGCGATGTAGTTTTGCTGCTTCATTCCCGGCTCTGCCGACAACGCCCCAACGTGGCTTCCATTGCCGCCGATGAGCCTGACTTCATCGCGCGTGTTCTGCTGGAAGGCCACTACGTTGCCAGCGTCCCCAAATGTATCCGCTCTGGCCCGCCCTGCTCGGAGCGGGGCGGCAACGCAGAAGTCTAACTCGTTGGCATTTCCGGCGGGTCGGTCTATCCCGCCACCATTCGCAGACAGCGTTCCAGAAAGTCCGGTATTGGCCGTCCCCTCTTGGCGGCGCGGCGGAGTATGCCCCGGCAAGCCTTCGGACTCAAAAAGTGCTTGGGCAACGCGTCCGTCTCCAAGACTTCCGACAATGAACACACGGCGGCGGCGCTGGGCCACTCCGAAATACTGAGCGTCGAGTATCCGATAGGCGACGCCATACCCGCATTCGACCAGCCCGCGAAGGATGACGGCAAAATCTCGCCCTCCGTTGCTGGAAAGCAGGCCGGGGACATTCTCGACGACAGCCCATCGCGGGCGACACTCTGTAAGAATGCGATGGAACTCGTGCCAAAGTCCGCTGCGTTCTCCAGCCAGGCCCGCGCGGCCTCCGGCCACTGACAGGTCTTGACAGGGGAACCCCCCGCAAATAAGGTCAACTGGTTCAAGGTCTACTACCTCCCGGATGTCCCCGTATCGCTTCACGTTGGGCCAATGGTGCGCCAACACCTTTTGGCATGAGCGGTCATTCTCCACCTGCCAGGCACACGACATGCCGATGCGTTCAAAGCCTCTATCGAACCCGCCGATCCCCGAAAACAGGCTGCCGAATCTCATCACACGGCCATCAGCGGCAGCGTGTAGACTTCCGCCGTAAAAAGTGGCGACGGGGTGTTACGCACACGCTCCTGCGCCCGTTCCGCTACCGCTGGATTTATCTCGAATGCCAGCCACTTCCGACCCAACATCTTACACACAGCGGGGACTGTCCCGCCACCCGTAAAAGGGTCGAATATCACTTGGTCTGATTCGGTCAATACCTGAATGTATCGGGAAAAGAAGTTTGCCCCATCCCCCCACTCATGATGAACTTTGTCGCGTTTGCCGAAACTCCTGTTCATGATCGAAAGAGTCCGCATTGTTTTGATAGCCCAAATGTACGGCTGATAACCAGATAAGATTCTGACCGACCCGACCTGAAATGCCGTGGTCGAAAAATGGTATACCTCTATTATGGGCGGCAGATGTACCATTTCCCCTACTTCCCGAAAGGCGTTTTGTGCCTCGATCCAAAATAGTGCCCCCACCTGTGCCAACACCGTACCTGTGGGCTTGAGAACTCTGCTAGCAACCTCCGCTAACCAAAGGTAATCATCTATATGCCAGTACACTGGGTCAGTGAAAATAAAATCCACGCTCTCATCAGGAATGGCCTCTGCTAACTCCAATGCGTCGCCCGTGTATATCCCCTGATGTTCATCGTCCGTCGTGCCCAATACGTATGGGCCAAGAATGTTTTCCATTCTCACACCGCCATCAGCGGCAACGTGTAGACTTCGGCTCGGCCCATCGCCTGGTCGCGTAGGTAGGGCAGAGATACGTCCAGCCCGACGAAGCGGCGACCCAGTTCGCGGGCGACTAAACCGGTGGTTCCGCTCCCGCAGAATGGATCCAAAACAATTCCCGGAAGCGCCTCTTGCTCCGTATGCGGGTGGGCGCACGTTGGACGGTAGCCGGTGACATACAATTGCTGATCTCCCGATAGATTGGCTGGCCCTTTGCCGCCTTGCCTTCGTCCGTATTCAATCCCATCTTGACTATGATCGTGATAGGAGCCTCTCGGCCTGCCCTCTGGAATCTCCACCACCGGGGCCCAGCCCGCGCCGCACACCGGGCAGCAGCGCGCCGGGCAGGAGGCCAGGATGAAGGGCTGGATGAGGCCGGGAGGGTAAGTGGCGTAATGGTTGCCCGAATAAGCCGACGGCGCAGGTGACATTACCGAAGGAGAATTGCGCGCCTGTTCGAGGTATTCAGCCAGTAGCACAGGCGCATTCTCGGCCAGCCATGCCCCCAGAACAAAATCATTCTCGGCGGAGAGGACGCTGCGCGGGTTGCGACCCGATGGGGACGCCCATCGAGTTCCCATTTTATCTGTATTATCCGGCTCAGATCTGCCATTATCCTTTTGCCCATGCCAGCCGCTTTGAGATCGTATTAGACTAGACTCCTTGACTTTCTCCTTCACCGCCTCTTTGTCGCTCCAGTAGCCCATCTGCTTCGTGAGCATGAACACAAATTCGTGCGCGCGCGTGTGCCTCCAACTGCCGCGCCGCAACTCCGGCTCGCCCACCCGCCCCGTCCCGCCGCAATCGGGGCAGTCGGGGTCGGCATGGTCGCTAACGGTTTTGCCAGAAGTAAGGTCACCGTTGTTCAGCCTTTGCTTACCTACTGTCAATGTCTCATTACGCTTACCCTCATATTGAAGACACCCGCACGGCGCAGCCTCATAACGAGTCCCGTTCAGGCTCTCCGGCATCGGCGCGACTTTGTGCCACACAAGGTCGTTGCGAACAATCCAGCCGTCGGCCTGTAACGCCTTGAGCAGCATCGCCGGGATGCCGACGAGATTGCCCTTGGGTAGTATTAGACTAAACTTGTCCATCTTGAGTGGCATTGAACCTTGATTGATTCCTCTGCCTCGTAATGTGCTACTTCTTTGTCCCACGTTACTTCCCTTGCCATTGCTGGCATAGCAATCCCCAATGTCGAAGTAGCACACGCTATCGGGCCGTAGCACGCGGCGGACTTCGCGCATGACCAGCAGGATATGGAAAATAAACATTTCGGGTTGCGGCTCCTGCCCCAGGCCGCCGCGCCAAGCGCCGCATTTCAGACAACATGCGCCGGTATTAGGGTTGAGCAGAATGTTGCGAGAGAGTTTATTGACTGATCGCCCTGCATGTAGGCCGCCTATTGCGCCGTGGCGTATACGGGTTGTACTCTTACCCATAATCTGAAAGTTGTGTTGGCATTGCGTCAATTCATTCTCGTCCGGCCCCGGTATCTCGACGCATTTGGGCAGGCCCGGCCAGGGGGCGAATGAGCCGCCCGGCCAAGCAAACGATTGCTGGCCCTGATAGGCGCGCAAGCCCCAGAACGGCGGCGAGGTCGTGACGCAGTGGACAGATTCCGCCGCCAGCGGAATGCGGATTGCGTTGGCCTGGGCTAGCATCTTCCCTGCCCCAAGGCGATCAACTCGTCCAGGTGGGCCATGACGTATTCGCGGTCGGTCGGCAGACCAAATTGGTCAGCATAGAATCCGGCTACGTAGGGTCGGAACCACGGGCTGTGTTCGAACATCCAGATGCGCTCCATGATCACTTTGCCCTGAATGTGTAGGTGACAACGCTGACATAGGGCCGCCAGGTTGTACCACGAATTATTTTCGGGATTGAGATCGAGATGATGGCAAGTCAGGACATGGCCCGTCTCCCTGTCATGGGGAGCACCGCAGCGCACACATTGCCAGCCCGCCGCCTGCTTGACGGTTCGCGCGATGTCCTTCCAGTCGGATGGGTAGTCGCCGATAGACTTACGCGGACTCATTCGATTCTTTGCCCCGCCTCATCGAACTCCATCGCGCCCAACTCGGCGATGGCCTCGGACTGGGACACGCCATCTGGATAGTATGCCCAAGCGTAAGAGAAAAATAAGGCACCGTCCTCGCCACGTCTTGCGGACAGGACGCCTTCATGCAGCAGGGCGATGAGCATATAGCGTGCCTGCTCGTCTGACCAATTGGCCTCGGTGAGCCAAGGCGAGTCCTTAATGTTGATGTTCATTGTTCTCCAATCAGAGCGAATTCTCCGCCGATGCTGTACATCGAAATTCTGATGGATAGGCCAGTGTCCGTTTCTACATATTCCGTCCTGGCTGTCCTCCCTTTGGGCATACCCTTGTTCTGCCTTACGTGCGTCGTCCACGCTTGGCAGGGGAGGCTTTAGTCGCACGACTTCCGCTAACTACAGGCGGTTGCAACCGCCTAGCGTGTCAACTCGCCACGCCGCTACCCACCCAGATGATTATATACTTTCTTTCCCCGCACAGGATTAATGGTCAATGAATACCCATCAAAAGATGGGTTGCCGAGGCCGCAAGCCGAAGCGATAGTCCTTGGACATGGCGGTGCACTCTGGCTTGTCGCGGCAGTAGCGCACGTTCATCTGCATCGTGTCCGGCGGCAGACCGTACTCCAGGCTCACTTCGATTATGCGCACGCCGATCTGGTCGCCGGGCCGTGCCTCACCACACACGTGGCATTTTTGCGTGATCATCTTTTGCCTCCATCAGGTAGGGTCCGTAGTCGCCGCAGCGCATCAGCAGATTGGTCGCGCACACGATACAATGACGGAGTGATACCCCTAACGCCTGCACCTCCTGCGGCGGCAGGCTTTGCAGCACCGTGTCGTCGTAGACAATAGCCCAAGCCCGCTGCAGATCGCGCATCATCTGTCGCAGCAGGGCCTGGTCGCCCAAGAGCGGCTGGCCGTTCATGGAACCCCCAAATAGGCTATCGACAGGAAGTTGCAGCCCAGGAAGATCAAGGCGACGATCACGATGTAGGCCAGGAAAGTCGCCAGGGCCGAGGGCGGTCGGCGGAACAGTCCCTTACGCGGTATAGGTCGCAGGTTGCCTTCCATAGTTCTTCTCCACTTGCAATAGCCCCGTGGCGGTCAACAGGAAATAGCGCTTGGGATTTCTCAAAGTGACGAACAGGCTGCCAGGACGAAAGATGTCACGCTGTAGGCCACGCTCGATCTGTGAGCGCATGAATTTCTTTCCTTCCAGGCTCAGCGGGTGCGGATCGTGCCGCAGAATCAGCCACTCACGCACCGAACATCTCCAGTTGCGTTGGGGCATCGGAGGCCGCCGGCGCGTCCCATTGGCTGCGCGGTTGGGCCGACCACCAGTCCAGGCGGGCATGGGCCACCTTGACGTACTCCGGGGAGAGATCGATGCCGACGATCTCATCCCAGCCGGCCAACAGACCGCCGATCATCTCGCTACCCACACCGCAGCACGGCACGAGCAGACGCCGCTCGTACAGCGGTGGGGGCAGCAGCAGGGCCGCCAGCCAGCGCGTCAGGCCGATGGGCTTGACGGATGGGTGCGGGTTGCGCTTGTGGGTCTGGCCGCGCTGGAACTGGTTGTCGATAGGCGTCGGGCGTCCGTCGGATAACCATTGGGCTGGAAAGTGCGATAGTCCGTGTTCGCGCTCGGCGACCGAGGCCTTGGCCGAGTAGTGGACGGCGGGGGATTCGTTCAACCTCTCGAAGGTCTCGTAAGACCAGTCGCAGGTCTTGAAGAAACGGGAGGCGCTGCTCGCATCGCCGTAGGTGTCGCGCTCGTTGGCGACCTCCGGTTGCGCGCCGTTGTAGCCGCCGTCCGTCGACCGTTTCGTGCCTGCGGACATCTTGCCCGAGGCCAAGGGTCCCGCCTGCTCGTCGAGCGCCGCCACCGGGCAGCCCGCTGCGCAGCGCCACACTTCGATCCAGTCGTCGGGCGTATCCAGACTCTCGTAAGGATGTCCCGCGCCGTTGCCAAAGGGCTTGGCCCCGTCCGTCCATCGGTTGAGAGTCCGCCCCGCGACCGATGCCCAGCCCAGGCTCAGGCAATCGGGCAGGTGGCACAGCAGAAGGTTGCCCGGCCAGCGACCGAGGGGATTGGTCTCGAGTTCCGCCTGGGCCTCGGCATCAGTCTGCCAGAATCCGCCACGCGCCTGCGACCATTTCTTGCCGCGCTCGCCCAGGCGAGTCGCGCCGATATTGAACGTGCCTGCGCCCGTGTGCAGGATATTCAACAGCGGTCGGCCCCGATATGGCTTCTGCGCCACCAGGATGGTCTCGGCCTGGGGCTTCAGCACCTGCAGGCCGTAGAAGTGATTGTCCCTGACCGACTGCGCCAGGGGACCTTCGTTCATCGCCTGCAGTCGCTTGTCCAGGCGGGTGGCCTTGGGAACTCCCTGGGCATAGGCCCACAGGAAGACCTTGGGATGAAGCACCAATCCAGCGCGGTGCATGGCATGCGCCATCAGCCAGTCGTTGCGCGGCGAGGCGAAGGCCAGGACGAATCCGCCGGGGTAGAGATGGCGTGTCAGAAGTTTCCAGGTGGAGGGGCGGAAGGCCCAATCTCCGCCGTCCCAGGCCTGGCCCATGAAACCGCGCCCGACGCGGGCATACAGCGCGCCGCGCGCGGGCTTGGCCGAGGGCTTGCCGAAACGTCGAGCGATGCTCTCCAGGTGGTACGGCGGATCGATGAGCAGTGCGTGGAACGGCGGCCCGTCGTAGGCCGCGGCCCAGTCGGTCACATCTCCGCACACGACCTGGTGCATCAGGCGTTCCCACGTACTTCGATGCTGTAGATCTCCATCGGGAGAAGTTCCATGCGGACGATCACCGAGCCGTCGCGGCGGCGCAACTCCAGCGTCGCGGTAGAATCGGCGGGGATGACAATCGGGCCGTCGTAGACCTCGGCCACCCATCTCTGGATTCCTACTTCTAGTTGATACACGATACTCATCTACGCCTCCTCACTTCCCTGAAACATCGGCAATTGCGCCAGGAGTCTGCGGCTGGTCTTGCGCGCTGCGCGGGCCAGGGCGATCTCGTCCATGTACACCGGCGATATGTCCGACAGGATGAATCGCCGTCCCGCTCGCCTCGCCACGAAGCCGACCGTCCCGGAGCCGGCGCACGGATCCAGAACGATGCCGGGCACGGCCCGCGACTCGTGGCCGTGGCAAGTCTTCTGCCAGCCCACGGTGCGGCGCGGATTCTCGGCCTTGGCCGCCATGTACTTCTCGCCGCCCGAAGCGCGCAGGGCCGAGGTACGGCTGCGCAGGGCGGCGGCGGTGGACGGGCCGGTGTCGTCTCGATGGTGGGCGATGGGGAAGTCGACGCCCGCCACCGGCGTGTGGTACTCCAACACGCGCGCCCAGGGCATTCCGCACTGGTCGCACACCTTCTGCGGGCAGGAGGCCAGCAGCAGGCGCTCGACGAGCGAGGGCGGGAACGTGGCAAAGTGGTTGCCGCGAAACCCCTGCGTCTTGAGCAAGAGAACGCTGTTGCCGTTCTGTCGGGAAATAAAATCCGCCAACACCTGAGGGTGTTCCTCGGCCAGGTAGTCGATGATTTCCGACTGGTCGTCGCTCCACTGGACGCTACGCGGGTTGCGGGTATGCGACACGATTCTCGCGGGGTCGCCGTCGCGCTGCGAGAACAATCCCTCGACCGCCTGGCCCGCCGCGCCAAGAGTGTACTTGTGGTTTCCCGACACGCCTCGCTTGGCGCGCTGGATAGATACGGTCTGGGCCGGTTCCTTGACCGCCTCGCGGTCGGCGTAGTAGCCCATCTGGTGTACCACCTGGAACAGATATTCGTGGGAGCGGGTGAAGCGCCAACTGCCCCGATGAAACTTTACCTGCGGAAGTTTCCCCGTTCCCCGGCAGTCCGGGCAATCGGGCTGAGGCGCGCGGGCGATGCGCCGCCGCACGTTGGCCCCGGCGGTATGTCGATCTGCGCCCAGGCGAGCCATCTCCTCTTTCAGTGCGGCGCGCTGCGTCTCGTGGACGCAGGCGCATGTGTTCTGGCGGTAGGCCCAGCCGTCGTTGCTCTCCGGCTTGCAGTTGCGTTTGGCCCACACCGTGTCGTCGCGCACGATGAAACCCAGCGCCTGGACAGCCTGGGCGACGCGGTGCGGCGTCATCAGCAGATCTCCGCCCTGTAAGCCCTGGGGGATGTCCAGCCCGCGGTTCTCCTCCAGCGCCTGAGTCTCGTCGGGATAACCGGCAAACTTGACGCCTTTGGCCTCGTCGCGCGCCAGGCCGTCGCCCAGGTTGAGCCACAGCGTCCCGTCCGGTCGCAGCACGCGCATGATCTCTTTGACCATTTCCAGCACGTGAAAGATATACATCTCCTGAGTCGTCTCACGTCCCAGGTCGCCGATCCATTCGGGGATGGCGATGGCGAAGTCCCGCCCCGCCACTGGGAGATATTCCCCCCCCGGCCAGTAGTGGTGGCCCTGGGCGTGGTATTTGCGCGCCTGCAGGTAGGGCGGCGAGACGATGCAGCAGTGCACCGAGGCCGAGGCATACGGCAGGTTGAGCACGCTTGCCAGGTTGATCACTGCCGCACCGTGTTGACCGGGATATCGAAGTTGATCCAGACGGCTAGGTTATCGGGTCCCAAGTGCTGCTTGAGGATGGTGATCAGCATCTGGCTGTGACCGGAGACGATCACCTTTCCGAACGATTCGCCCTCTTTGCGGTAGTGAGAGGGGCGCACCACCGACAGCACAACGTCCGAGGCCTGCTCGATACCCGCAGTCTCCTGGCCGTCGGCCATCAGAGGCACTGGCAGTGGTCGGCTGTCCACATCGCGCCGCGCCTGGACGGCCACCACCCACGGCGCGCCGAAGGACAGGGCGCTGTCCTTGCAGCGGTCGAGCGATTCGGACACCTCCATACGCCGGTCGCCGACGTACTTCTCGCCGGGGATACGCTGCAGGTAGTCCAGGAACACCAGGCGCACCTCGAATTGAAGTTTGTCCACCAGGTATTCCAGGGCGTGGATCACCGCCGTCAGCGTCAGGCGAGGTCGCCGTTGGCGGCGGGCGATGCTGTGGCCGATGACGACGATGGGCAGGGCCACCTGCTGAACGAACTGGCCCATCAGTTCCTGCCATTGATCGTCGCGGATGGTGCCGCGCGCCATGGCGTCGATGGGAACGCCACTCTGGGCGGCGAGAGCAAAGGCCGTCAGGTCTTCGACCGACTGCTCGTAGGTGATGTAGACCACCGCCTGCTTGTGATTTCCGTTCTGGGCGATGCGCAGCGCTTCCTGTCGCGCCCACCACATCATCAGCGAGGTCTTGCCGTTGCCGGGCCGTCCCAGGATCGTCACCAAGTTGTCCTGGGCCAGGGGCAGGAGGTGCGGCAAGAGCGAATCGATAGGTAGATAGACACCCGAGGCGGGGTTAGCCCGGCGCTGCTCCAGGATACTGCGCGTAGCCGAGGCCGCTTCGCCAGGGGTGAACAGGATGTCGGCGGGCGAGGTGGTCATACGCCGTCCGGCATCCGTTCGCCGCGTTTATCGTTTGTCCAACCGTTGATGGCAAACAAGATGGTTTCGGAGATGGCGCGCTCGTTGGGGACTTCGCCCTGCCTGCCGCGCCAGTCGTGCTCCCAGTAGCCGCCACTCGGCCCGTACTCGGACAGGATGGTTTCGGGCCGCACGCCCATCTGCAGCAACTTACTCGCCAACGGCGCGACTCGCCCGCCGTTGAGTTCGCTGGCCCAGTGCATCACCTGGCACAGCGCCCCGATCATCTGCTGCTGGTCGGTCAGCACCCGTTCCGGCATCAGGATATTGAGCAGGTCGTCGATCAATTGCTCATCGCTGACCTGATGTCGTTGTAAACAGGTTCTCAATTGATTTTCCAATCTCGATCTGGTTCTCATTGATCATCTCCTTGTCTTTTTTCTTTCACGACGAAAAGGCGTTGGGGAACGATCCGCTTCCCGATCAGGGAAAAGACGGAGTCATCCCAGGGCCGCCCTGACAGCGTGCGCCGCTCCGTTTCCGTGTGAGGGAACAATCCGCAGGTTCGGCGGAGTCGGCGTAGAGGCCGGTCGCTAAAGGAAGTTTCCTTCCACCCACCTATGCGGTCTATCCGCAGCCCGCTGTTCTCGGTTTTGTCCGGGCCGGAGACGAAATGTCTCGCTAGGGGTGCAACCCGTCGTGATCTCAGTAACAGTTGGAGTGATGTTCGGCGTCGTGTGCGATGTGGGGCGCGACCGTCACTCCGTCTCGGTCGGCCCGTTGTGATTACTGGACTGGCTTGGCGTAGCGCAGGGCGCTGGCCAGGCCATCACGTGTCAGGCCATATTGCATCAGGCCATCGTCCACCTTGACGGGTAATTCTACCACGCGCGCCGACTTCCCGATAGATCGGCCCAACTTGTATGCCTGTGGCGTGGCATCCGGATCGAGCAGGATATAACAGCGTCCGCAGTCGGCGACGGCCTGTTGGATGCCGCCGAAGTCTGAGCGGGAGGGTACGGCCAGGACGCAGCCGCCCCAGCCGTGAATGTGGGCGACCATCGCCTTTTTGGCTCCCTCGACCACCAATACCTCGTCGCCCAGCGGCTGGTTGGGCGTGCTCATGTAGAAACAAGTGCCCAGGCCCTGGATGAAACGATAGCGCTCCTGGGGATACTGGACTGAATTGAGGCGAAACTGAATGGTCTTGAATGTCCAATCACGGTGGAAGAAGGGGATGGTGTAGGCAGGTGAGACGTGGATCTGCCCATCTTGGCCGCGATACTTGCGGTGCGCGTCGTAGCCTAACTTCAGATAATCCTGCCAATCTCGTGGCACCCCCTGGTTCTCCCACCAGATGCGGTGGTCGTCGGTCAGGCGGTCGTGCAACTCATTCCATAGTTCGTGCGAAGTGTACTCTGTCAGTCGGGCGAGGCGTTCTCGGTCGCGTCGTTCGGCGGCCAGCGCCGCCTGGGCTTTCATCTGGGCCAGGGTATTGGCGTCCGGTCTACGGTTTATCAAAAAGCCTTTCCTGCCGCATACGTCGCATTGATAGTTACACTTCGCCAACCATACGGCCAGACGTCGATGGCCGCCGCACCAGCATGGGCCGCGGACGCTGATGGAGTCCGAGCGGAAGAAACGGCTGGCGTCCAACCCGGCGGAACGAAACACATCCAGCGGGACACGCGGATCGGTCCTCATGGGATTCGTTGTTCCAGCCAGCGTTTGACCATGCGCCACCACCAGCGGCGGATGCCGTGGCTGGCCTCTAACTTGACGAGGGTGCGGTCGATGTGGTTGGAGAGATTCCGGTCGAACATTTCGCCTCAGAATCAAAACCGCCCATGGGTCAGGGGGAGGGGGGCTGATTCGCGGCGTCACAACGAAAATCCCGCCCCCTGACCGATAGGCGGTTTGCGACGCCGCTCCCTGTTTTTTTCCAGCCCGATGAAATTCTACACCCGAATTTTGTTCTGTCAAGAGGCAAAACGGCCCGACCGGAGGCGATTCGGTCGGGCCGCGAGGAGGAGGAACGTCACGCAACTAGCAAGACGCCCCACACACGGACAGCATAACACTTTTGACAAGATCTGTCTAGTGAGTCATAATGCGCCTCCATGCCCCGCGTGCGCAATATCGACCCCAGTAATTTGCCCCCGTGGATCGACCGGCCCGAAAAGGTCACGAACGCCGAGATGATCCAGTACCGCAACCTCAAGGGCGTGGTCGAGGATTTAGACAGCCAATACCCCGATGGCTGGAACGACGACGACCTACGGCGCTACATCATCAAGGGCCGCCAGGAGAAGATTGGCCGGGCACTGGCGAATATACAGGTGGATCGTGTCAGCCACGAGGCCCACGAAGCCCAGGTCAAGTCTATCGTTGAGTCCTATCTCAAGAACTTCGCCGACCCCACCCCCAACGACATGGTGGCGCTGACCGAGATGGCCCGCATCCAACTCACCCTGGAATTGCTCGACGAGCGCTTGAAAGTCCTGGCCTACGCCCGTAACCCCAGCGCCGGCGACATCAAGACCATCTCCGACGTGCGCAAGAACGCCCTGACCGCCTTCCAGTCGCTGGAAAAGGGTCTGGGCATCGACCGCGAGTCGCGGGGCAGCGAGAGCGATGTGGTATCTATCGTGCAGGGCATCCGGGCTGAGGCCCGCGAACTCATCAACCAGCGCGGGCGGCAGATCGTCTGCCGCCACTGCAAAGAGGACGGATTCATATTCAACCTGGGCATCATCCTATTCCACCTGGACGCCAACGGCGTATCCTGGAGATTCGAGTTCACCTGCCCGCGTTGCAACAACTTTGCCACCTTGGGCACCGGCCAGCCCAACTTCTGATGCGGAAGCGCACCCAACTCCACCCCGACGATCTATACCTCTACCTATGCCTGGAAGACGAACTGCTGTTCCTATTGCTCTTTTGGCGGGAAGATTTGAGTCGGGAGATGTCGGTCGCGCAGAAATACATGGTGTTGGATCGCTCGCGCAAGGTCTCGGTATGCACGGGCCGCAAGATCGCCAAGACACTGTGCATCGAATCGAAGGTCATCCGCCTGGGCCTCATCCACTTCAACCGCGAGGGGCTGACCGAGGCGCTGATGTTCGCCCCGCGCGACAGCCATCTCGCGCCGATCTTCGACCGCATCCTGGCCCGCCTGAGCCGCAACCCGTTCTTCAATGCCTTCCTCAAAGAGAAGCGCCGCGGCGAGGCCCCGCGCCTGTTGTTCGCGGGTGGATTGGCCTGGTACTTTCGCATCGAGGGAACTTCGGGCACCGACCAGAACATGGTGGGGCTGCGCGCCGAGTACATCCTGGGCGACGAGATGGCCTTTGGCAACTGGATATGCCACAATTCACGCATACAGACGGCGTTGCCCGACGCCACCTGGTGGTATTCGGGGGTGCCCAATGGCGTGCGCAACACGCCCTTCTATGCCATCGATAAGACAGAACTGGGCAAGGATTGGTCTCGTCATAAGTACAATACTTATGTCAACCCCATTTACGACGATGAGGAGAAGAAGAGGGAATTGATCGACGCCTACGGAGGTGAGAACACCCAGGGCTACCAGACTCAGGTGTTGGGAGAGTGGGGCGAGGAACTCTTGTCGTCCTTCCCACCCGACGCCATCAGTGTGAGCAGTCAGCCTTACTTTACCAAATTATTGACCTCGGCGCTGCGCAACGACGATTCGGCGGTGGCCCTGGCCCTGGGATTGCCCGCGGTTCGGGCGGATATATTCTGCATCGGCTGGGACTACGGCTACAGCCCCGACCCCTCCGTGTTGCTCATCGCCTATCGCCGCGGCCCGATAGACCGCTGGGAATGCTACGCGCGCATCGTCATGCGCCAGGTGCCGCTGCCGTTACAGATCCGGGTATTGCGCCATCTGTATCATCGCACGTTGCTCGGCACATTGGGGGCGGTGTGTTGCGACAAGGGCGAGGCCATCCAATCTCTGCAAGACAAAGACCCGCATCTGGCGGATCGGTTTCACCGCACCATACCGGGTGGTGTCACGCCGCTGTTGGACGAGTCGGGCAAACTCCTGTTGGAGTCCGACCCCAAGACCGGGAAGATAATGCCCGCCATGACCTGGGTGAAACAGTACCTGACCGAAAACATCCGGCAGTGGATGATCAACGCCAACCTGTCGCTGGCCGGGCGGCAGTTTATCCTGGGAAACGACATGGAGATGGTCGAGGAGTTGACCGGCACCACCGAGCGCAAAGGGGAGCATGGCCGCATCATTTATTACGGCCCGCCCGATCCCGACCACACCGGCGTGATGATGGATCACAATACCGATGCGCTGCGCCACCTAGCGGATGCCATCCAGCATTCTCTGGAGAAACCCGTCGACGAGGACGAGACGGGTCTGATCAGTGTGATGGGCTGGGTTGGAAAAGCAGTCGATTGGGTTGCGCCCTGGTGAGGCGCTCGGCCAGTTCGATCAGTTCCTGGCGGTCGGGGCATCCCAGGCCATTCTCCACTCGGCGATGGCACTCGGCGCACAGGCCGATGCAGTATTGCGGCCAGTCCTGGGAGGGCAGGCGGCCCAGGGTGTGGTGAATGTCGTGCAGGGGGCGCAGGCCGTCCAGGGCATGCAGGTGGTATTGACAGTGGGGCAGGTCGCGCAGCAGGGCCACCAGTTGGGCGTCGGTGCGGGCCGAGGTCAAGTTCTCGGACAACCCCAGGCGATAGGCGATCAACAACAACAGGTGGGCACGCGATCCAGCGGTCAGGTGGAATGAGTTTGCCTTCATCTATTTTGTTGATTGACTCGCCGACGAAATTGGAGTAAAATCGCCTGTACAGGCTCCCCAAACCCTGTACAGGCGATTTTCATGGCGAAACCCAAAAATGTCAAGCAGGCCGACGACCCGTTGTGGCTGTCGGGCATCCAATCGGGCTACGACACGGTGGCGGGAAAATGGCGCAGCGCCGGCGGAAAGTTTACCACCCGGGCGCAGGCCCTGGCGAACCTGACCGACGACCTGTCGGCCTTCGGCGCGGTGCTGCGGCAGGGCGTGGATGTCAAGTCGTCTGCCGCCGAGCGCCTGGAGAACTTCATCGCCGGTGAGTTCTCCCCCTTCACCCCACAGGAGGCAGGGCCAGCCACTAAGCCGTTCCCTATCCCCGGCAACATCTTGAGCGGCTACCGGCTGGCTCGGTTCTACTACCGTTCGGAGGGCGACGTGGCCTCGGCCTTCGAGACGCCCATCCAGGTCTCCATGCGCGACCTGGAGATCCGCGGCCCCAGCCTGGAAGTCAAACAAGAACTCGAGATGCTGTATGACGTAGACGGCCTGGATTTGCAAAGCATGTTAGCCAGCATGTGGCTATCGGTGGCCGTCTTCGGCGTCGCCCACCCCTTGACCGTCTACGAAAATGGAAAATTGCGCGGCATTCTCCTGCTGCCGCCGCCCTACGTGTCGGTCGGCAGCCACCTGTCGCACATCTCGTTCGTAAATCCGGCCTCGGGTGAATGGACGGAAACAGCGCTCAAAACGCTATTGCCGGTGGACTACTACCAGGCGTTCTTTCAGATCGGCGAGATCGCGCCGACCGGCGAGTTCTTGATCAAGGATGGCATGGTCGATTCGGTGCGCGGACTCGACCAGCGCTGGGAGGCCTACCCCAAGCCGCACATGCAAGGCGCGTTCCGCGCCCTGAGCACACGCATCATCTACGAGGAGATGCGGCGGGCGATCTTTGAAGGATACCGCCACATCCTATGGCTGTTTCTGCTGGGTGATATGGAACACAAGCCTTCGCCGGAGATGATGAAGAAACTACGGGACGACGTCGACGGTCTGTCCGGCGAGCGCACGGGCAAGATGGCCTGGTGGGGTGGTCTGGATGTTAAGGTCATCACGCCGGGCGTGACGGGAGAGATCATCGCCTCCGAGACCTGGTGGACGTTGAGCCTGGACATCTTCCGGCGTCTCGGCATCAGCATGCGCGGCTCCACCGGCAACACCTTGCCCACCGAGCGCGGCGCGGACTTCGAGGTGGACGCCGACCTGATGATCGAGAAATTTGAATACATGCGCCGCCAACTCTTGTGGTGGGAACGCCGCTTCCGATTGAACTATGGGAAAACTAGCAAGAAAGGCGAGGCCTGGCTGCGAGCGGCGCGCGAGACGGAGGTGGTATTTTCATCCAACGCCCTGGAACTGCGCACGTCCATCCGCGACCGCCTGCTGCCGTTGTTCCAAGCGGGCCTGTTGTCGCCGCAAACGACCCTGGCCCAGTCCGGCCAGAACTACGAGGCTGAGCGTCAGGCGAAAGAGGGCATCCGCAAGGCGAACGAGGCCGAGTTATGGTTCGCGCCGCCGACCTACAGTCAGACGACCGTGGGGCCGAACGGCGCGACACAGAATGCGGCCAGCGCTCCCCAAGGCAAGCCGATCCAGGTCAACGCTGCCCGCAACGATGAGGTGGAGCGCAAGCGCCGCGCTTATCTGGCCTTGCTCTTGGCGGCCTACCACGAATTCCTGCCGGAGAACCCTGCCGCGTTCATCGCGGAGTTGAAGCGCGTCAACGTTGCCCAACTCGACGACTTCGGCTTGATGGGCTACCGGGACGCGGGCGGGATGCTGCCTCAGGTGCCAGAACCCTGGCGGGGTTTTGCCGCGCCGTTCATCAACAAGTTCGCCGACCATTTCCTGGGGGACTTAGAAAATAATACAACGCAGATGGACGTGCAGCGCCGCACGCTGATGTATGGCGAGGAAGGCCATCGAATGGCCTATCTGCAGGGGGTGCAGGCGGCGATGGAGGAACGCGGCGCGACCCACTGGCGGCGGGCATTGCACCCCGAACTGTCGCGGTCGGGTCCTTGCCCTCTGTGCTTGGCCGACGCGCAGATCCTGCACTCCATCGACGAACCGTTCCTGTCGTTGCACCCCAATGAGATGTGCAGCATGGCCCCCATCCGCCTGCGCTTCAGCGGCGCGGGCAATGACCTGGACTTCGGCATCCGGGGCGTGACCGAAAACGAGATGAGCGAGATTTTGAGGCAGGCAGGAATCGAAGCGGAGACGAATGTGAGACGCACGAGGCGATGAAGGCGACGTTCATCTTCGCCGACGATCAGCCCTACAATACCAGTCATTACCGAATCTTCATCCCGGCCAAGTATTTGCAGAAGGCGGGACACGAGATCGTCCTGTGTCGCCACCTCATGTTGACACTGGACAAAATGTCGTCCACGGTATTGGTCGAGCGGGTGTTCGCCGACGAATTACTGCAACCGCTGCGCAGCCTGGGGGCTCAGCGGGTGGTGCTGACCTTCGACGACGATTACCTGCACATCCCACGCAACATGACGGGACCCTGGAACTATTGGAAGAAGTCCGGTTCCGTCAAAAAGTTATTGGAGGTGATCGGTCATGTGGAAAAGACTGTGGTGCCGTCTGTGGAGTTGACTCGCCTGTATCATGCGGAACTGTTACGCAATTACTTGGATCCGGAGTTGTGGCCCATCCCCAAAGAAAAAGAGATGAGCGGTTCGGTCGTGATCGGCTGGGGAGGCAGCCTGGGACACCTCGTCACCTGGCAGAACCCGGTCTTCGCCCAGGCCCTGGCCGACATCCAGCGGCGATACCCCCAGGTGAAGGTGCGCGTGTGTGGGGCGGTGGCCTCCGATCCGCTCCATCGATTTGGGGTGCAGTTCACTGACCGTTCCTGGAAGCCGTTCGAGGAGTGGCCGGACATGGTGAGGAGTTTCGACATCGGACTCGCGCCCCTGTCGGGCGTGTACGACCAGGCGCGCAGCGACTTGAAACTGCGTGAGTACGGCGCGGCGGCGGTGCCCTTCGTGGCAAGCGCCGAGGGAGAATATCGCTTGTGGAAGAACGGCGGCGGCAGCCTCGTACCCAATACGGTCTCGGCCTGGGTGGAAGCCCTGGCGCGCCTGGTGGAAGATGAGGCGTTGCGGCAGGAGATCGGCTGGGAAGGAAGGCGGGCGGCGCAGCGGGATTGCTTGATGAACGACGAGGCAGTGCGGCTGTATGAGGAGATGCTGTGGCCCTGAAACTTATCCAGCCCTGGTTCTCTGTCGTCATCCCCACCTGGGGCAAAGGCGGGGTGGCGCTGACCGCTGAGTGCCTGCGCTCGCTGCGCCAGACTCACTCGCAGGTGTCGCCCGAGGTGATCGTGGTCGACGACGGCTCGGACGAGGCGACGGTGGCCGAACTCAATCAGGTGTGCGAGTCGCACCAGGCGCGTTTGATTCACCAGAGTCAGAACGGCGGTTTCGCCAAGGCCTGCAACGCCGGTTTGCGCCAGGCCACCGGCCTGTCCTGTGTCCTGGTCAACAACGACATCGTGTTCCAGGGATGCCCGACCTTGCAGATCCTGTGCGACAGTCTCAACATCCTGGGTGCGGGCGTGGTTGGCACCCGCCTGCTCTATCCCGACGACACGGTGCAGCATGGTGGGGTGGTCTTCGTGCCCGCCCAGGGGCAACCGATCCCTGGCTATTGGGATCATGCGCTGCGCGGCTATCCGCGCGACCACCCGATGGCCGTCAGCATCCGGCCTATGCTGGTCAGCGGCGCGCTGTACGCCATCAGCCGGGCAGCGATGCTGATCGTGGGTCTCTTGGACGAGCGCTTCGGCATGGCGGTGGAGGACATCGACTATGGGCTGGACTGCATGGTGGCCGGGCTGCCGATTTTTTACAACGGCTATGCCTGGGCCTATCATCTGGAGGGCAGGACGCGCGGGCGGACTTTGGAGGAGAAGATGCAGATGGCACCGGAAAAATGGGAGACCGAGCAAGAAGGGCTCAAGATATTTTTCAAAAAGTGGGTCACGACCGATTGGACTGACTTCGCGGTGAGGCTGACATGATCTGCTGGCTATGTCCGAAACCGGATGCGCCTTCGGGAGGGTGTTGGTTTATCCATCGCCTGGCCCACATGCTCAACGATTTGGGTGTGGCCTCGTTCGTTCACCAGGTTGAGCCGTTCGACGTGTGGTGGGACGCGCATCCCGTGCCGTCGCAGGCCATCGCCAGCGAGCCGCCCCGATCTTCGGACACGGTGATCGTCCCCGAAGTCATGTGGCCGTTGCCCGCCGTCTACGCCCGGCAGATTCTCTTTATCCAGAACCGCCAATGGCTGGTGAAGGAACTCGATTATCAGGACAGTGAGGTCTTGGTGTGTAGTCGTTACCTGGCGAATTGGGTGGAGCGCACCTATCGAGTCAAGCCCCTCGGCAAGATCACGCCCTTCCTGGACGACGACGTGTGGAATCCGACGCCCAAGCAGTCGAATCGCACCTTGGTCATCGCCCGCCGCAATCCTTACCATGCCCAGATGCGAGATCTACTGGAGGCGAGTGGCTTCCCAGTGGAATACGTGACCGAAGCGCTGACGCAGCGGCAGATGGCGGCGAAGTTGGCCGATTGCGAGTTTTACATACATCTCAATCACCCCGAGGGATTCCCAATGGCCTGCCTGGAGGCCATGCGCATGGGCACGATTGTGGTCGGCACGACCGGCCAGGGTGGAAACGAGTTCATGTTTCACCGCGAGACGGCGCTGGTCGTCCAGGATCCGGAGACGGGCCGCTATCCTGTGCAGGAGTATCTTTCGGCCATCCTGGAGCAGATGGTTCTCTTGCGCGGCGACGCCGACCTGCGCAGCAAGATGTGGCAGCAGGCGTATGCTTGGTCGCAACGCTACACCGCCGAGGCGACGCGGGCTGAACTTAGCGCCGTCTTCCCCCCATGATCCTCAAGGCTCAATACGAACTGCTGCACCCCTGGGCCTCGGTCTACCTGCAGGAGCAGCGCGAGCGCGACCCGAAATACTCTGTCCTGGACGTGGGTGGCGTCGCCATGCCTTGGGCCAGCGAGTTCGATCCGGACTACCTCGACATTCAACCGAACGCCACGTTTGCCGGGGATGCTTGCCTGAGGCAGACCTGGGATCAATTGAACGGGCGCATTTATGATTTCTCCATCTGCACCAATACCTTGGAAGACCTGCGGGATCCTGCGTTCGTCATCGGCCAACTTCAAGCCTACTCCAAGATGGGCTTCATCTCCACACCGCACAAACACACCGAACTGGGAAAGTTCGACAGCAGCCATTACGATCATGTGGGCTATTGTCACCACCGTTGGATCTTCAATCTGCGGAACGATGTACTCAGAATGGTGGCGAAGTTTCCAGCGGCGGCTCAACTGGGGCCGGGCGAGACGCCGGGGCCTCAATTTCTCACCTGGCATGATCCGTCGCTGGTCAAGAAAGGTGAACTCGGTTTCATTTGGCAGACTGATTTTTCCTATGAATATATCCGGGGCGACTTCGCCGGGCTGGCCCACGAGGGATGTAACGGCATCTTGAGGATGTACCAAGACGAACTGGCGGAGGGATTATGACAGACATCTGGCAACCCATCGATGGATCGTGGTCGCACCACGATCACGTCCGGCACTTCATGTATGAGGCGATCTATGAGGCCTTGGTGGGTATCACGTGGGACGTATCACGGCTCTACTCCCTGTTTGAATTTGGAGCCAGGGAGCCGACCACCTCGGTCATCCGCATGTTCAAGCATCTGATGGGCGAGCGCATTGATTGTTATGTCGGAGAATACCCCATTTACGATATACAGGCTTGCCCAGGCATTGGGAGTGATAGTATGGATGTGGTCGTGGCCGATCAAGTGTTGGAGCATGTCGAGCGGCCCTGGCAGGCAGCAGTCGAGTTGGGCCGCATCCTAAAAACGGGCGGCCTGTTGGTCGTCACCACACCCTTCCTGCACCGTATCCATCCCGCTCCGGTGGACTGCTGGCGCATCGGCTATGATGGCTACCAGGTTCTATTTCCCCATAATCAATGGGATTACATCTCCCACGGCGGATGGGGCGGTCGGCAGATGATCGAGTTTGAATATCTGCATAACGACGCCTTGGAAGGGGATTACATGAGCGTGGCCGAAGCGCGCCGCCTCTTGGGGGATGGCCTGAGCGGGGTGAACGGACGCACCGACCATCCCATCGTCATCTGGCTGGTAGCCCGTAAGACATGACCTACCGCTACAGCGACCCGGCGTTAAACTATCTTGTTTTGTGAATGAGGCGTGAAGTGATGAAACAAATATCTTTAACACAAGGGCAAGTTACTATAGTAGACGACGAAGATTTTGAATTCTTAAGTCAGTTTAAGTGGTGTTCATTCCAGCACAGAAAGACATTCTACGCCGTAAGAAATTCGTCTGTGGACTCCGCAGGAAAAAGTAGAATTATCCTTATGCATAGAGAGATTTTGAAAGCCCCTGATGGTGTATGGGTGGATCACATTGATCGCAACGGCCTAAACAATCAGAGGGTGAATATCAGGCTCGCCAATCGATTTCAGAATCAAAGAAATCGTGGGCCAAACAATAACAACAAATCGGGTTACAAAGGTGTCTCCTTCTCAAAACAAAATAAGGGATGGGTTGCCCATATTCATTATGGCGGTAGAGTTCATCATTTAGGTACCTTTCAAAATCGAGAGATGGCTGCTAGAATCTATGGTGAGGTTGCCAAAGAACACTATGGAGATTTTGCATACTTGAATTTCCCAGAGCAATCCTATGCCCTATAAATACCAAGATGCGGATGAATATTCTTGGCTGATGGAAGAAGTCGATCTGCACGAGACTCCGCAGGCGATGGCCCTGGGCGGTCTGTTGGACAACCTGTTGCATCCGACCTCGGTGATCGATGTAGGCTGCGCCAGCGGCATCTACCTCCTGCCCTTCGCGCAGCGCGGCCTCCAGGTATATGGCGTGGACGGCGCGTCCGAAGGCGGCAAGTGGATCCCCGGCTGTTTCGAGTTGGTCGATCTGCGCAATCCCTGGACGCCGGCCCAGGCCTTCGACCTGGCCCTGTGCATCGAGGTTGGTGAGCATCTGCGGCCCGAACATGCCCGCACGCTGGTGGGTACGCTGTCGCGTTGCGCGCCAGTCGTGTTCTGGTCGGCAGCCACGCCGGGACAGGGGGGCGAGGGCCATTGGAACGAGCAGCCCCAGGAATATTGGCAGGGATTATTCTCCCAGGTTGGCTATGACCTTGACCACGAGACGACGGCGGCGGCCCACCGGGTGATCGACGTCGATTCGGCCTACGACCACTGCCATTGGCTGCAGTGGCATTCTACGCTGTTCAGGAGGCGATGATGTTCCGATGTGAATATTGCGGCAATCTGTACGAGGTGTTTCCGTGGCGCGGCTGCGAGACTTGCGGCGCAAGGCGGCTTGAGAAAATCAGCGACTCGCGTGCTCTCGTTTTCGGAAGTGAGGATTATTTCCGTTCCTTTAGCAGCGGCTCACCGGGTGATTGGGAAGTGCCAATAACGCCCTGGCGTGCTTGGCCCCTCCCTTACATGGTCTCGATAAAATGAACATCTTGCACTGCCTGGACAACTTGAATTTGGGCGGTATCCAGGAGATGGTCTACCGCCTGTTCCTACATTCTCTCGATCACCATGCATGGTGGGCGGCGGACGGTTCCTTCAGTCCAGAATTGCGGCGGGCGGGCATGGTCATTTGGAACGGCGGCCCGCCACGCGAGGCGCAATACGACATCTGCGTGGGTCACACGGTTGGTGGCTGGTCGTACCGCGACACCTTCCTGTGGGCCAAAGAGCGGGGCATGAAGACGGTCGAGTGCATGCACTCGAATGCTCGTTCGCCCACGCCGCCCGACCTGGTCGACGCATTTGTGGCCTTGAACCACATCGCTTTGCATCTCAACCCACACATGGCGCGGCGGCAGGTGATCTACGGCATCGCCGACGTGGGCGCTGCTCGCCGCAATGCCCAGGGGAGTATTGGGCGACTGTCCCGATTGGTCGACGAAAAGCGACCGCAGGATTTCCTGGCCTTAGCCAATCGTTTTCCGTCCGAGAATTTCGTCTTGGCCGGACACGGGCCTTTGTATCATCAGATCTCGGTGATGGCGAGTGGCAACCTCACCCTTCTAGGCCAGGTACGTGACTTCGCCAGTTTCTATTCGGGGCTGAAACTGTTTGTCTTTCCGACGCGCGACGAGTGCTGCTGCATCTCGGTGGCGATGGCGCAAATGGCTCAGGTACCCGTCCTGTGCCAAGATATTCCGCCCTTGCGCGAGACGACTGGCGGCCATGCCCAGTTTGCCTCCACCGACGATCAATTTGCCCGAGGCATCGAAACCTTCCTGGATAACCCGCAGCCGTATTGGGAGGTCGCCGATCAGGGCTGGGAGTGGGCCAAGCAGAACTTCTCGCCGAGCGTCGTGGTCGACCAGTGGGGGGCGCTATGCAGACAATTGACGAACTAGACCAGGAGAGAGTCGGCCAGCAAGTGGCGACGGCGATCCTGGATGCTATCCGCGACGCCAAGACACAGGGCATTATCATAAGCGCCATCCAATTGCGACGGCGCGAGCATGAGGCCCTGACCGCCTACTGTTTCCAGGAACAGTTCCACGATGCGTGGGATGAATTGTCGTTGGTGACAGAGTTCGCCTACTTGCCTATCACGCCGGGCGAGGACAAAGAATGACGACACGGGTTCTCTTGATCTACCCGGTGCCCAGCGTCAGCAGCCCGCAGAAGTCGCCTCCTCTGTCTATCCTGCATGTGGGCCGAGCGCTCTCCGAGGCCAGGGCGCGGGGTAAGTCAGACGAGGAGTACCAGGTGCGCATCTGGCCGTTCGAGGCGCTGGCCTCGTTCCGATGGCGTCGGCGATGGTTTACGGCGTTTGCTCTGGAAAAGAAAGTGATCGAATGGCTGTTGCGCTGGGCCTCGCTCCGCTATGAGCGCCAGGTACACCGTGAACGGAAGATTGGGATGGCCGACGTGGACATCATGGACTATGGTGTACGCGAAGGTATCGCTGATTGGAAGGGCGAGTATCTCACCGGGGAGTTAGGGGAATAGCGATGAGAGGCAACCAATACAAAATCAATCCGGTTGACCTGAGGTTCTGGGAAAAGGTTGATAGGAGAGGCGTTAACGATTGTTGGCTTTGGCAAGGTTATACAAGTCGAGACGGATATGGCATATTCAACTGGGAAGGAAAATCTTGGAGGGCACATCGGGTTGTCTGGAGACTGACTTTTGGAGACATAGCACCCGGAGAGTCGATCCTTCATCGTTGCGACAATCCTTCTTGTTGCAACCCGTTCCATCTATTCTCAGGGAGCCAAGCCGATAATATCGCTGACCGAGTCACAAAAGAGCGTTCTAGGGGTGGCTCCTCTCCGGGTAGCCAAAATCCCAGTTCAAAGTTGAAAGAAGATGAAGTCCTCAATGTATGACATCTTCTACGGGCCGGGAAGTCTAAACACGAAATTGCCAATATCTATAACGTTGGCTGGGCCACCATCCATGCCATCGAAAACGGCAAACGATGGGGGTGGTTGTCCGACGTAGGAGCCTACTAGAAGTGGGCCTCTGCATCCTCAACCCCAAAGGCATATTCTTTGCCGAGAGGGTTCTGCTCGATGAAACTCATAAACTTCCCGGCACATGGCATTGGCCGGGATACGTCTCGCCTCCCGAGGCCGCATGAATACTAGCCAGCCGCGTCTACCAAATGGCCCTCGACGGCGCAACGATAAGGTAATCGTGAAGGTGGGTACGATGACCAAGAGTTGCCGCTATTGTGGCGCGTCGGTTGTGTGGGGCGTGGACGAGGCGACCGGCGATTCCATCCCGGCTGACGCCATACGCTACCAAGGAGAATGGTGGTCGCATCTCGAGGTCAGCCCTGACTCCCGATGATCGACGCCTTTCTCATCTGCCAAAACGAAGAGGAGATGATCGGCCATTGCCTGGATTCGTTCGTGTCTGTCGCCGACCTGTTGGGCGTCCTGTCTATCGTGGACAATGGCTCGACCGACGACACGCTGCCGATCATTCAATCCTATATGCAGCGCCTGCCCATCGCCCTACAGAGCGAGCAGCGCCATTCCCATCACGGCGACCTGCGCACGCTGGCCCTGGCCGCCTGCCGCCTGTCGTGGATATTCTACTTGGACGCCGACGAGACATTCAGCAGCGACCTGCGGCACTGGCTGCTGTCCACCGACCTGGATCGTTCCGACATCTGGGAGTTTTTCAAGTACACCACCATCCTCGACCGCGATCATTACGTGGAGGGCGGCAATGGGCCGAGCCAGCGAATGTTTCGCAACCTGGCGGGGGTGCATTTCCCGCAGAATGTGCATACCGAGCCGACCGCGCTGGGCCTTTCCCAGAAGCAGATTGCCGACGGCCCCTTGCTCTTTGACCACACCGCCTGCAAATCGCGCGAGGCGCTCGTCGCCAAAGGCTGGCGCTACCAGGTACACCAGGGGACGGTGGGCATCGGCCCGTGGCATGAGTACATCGGGCGGGTGGACAACGCCCACCGCCTGGGCTTGGTGCGCGAGTTCGAACCTTCGATCCGAGAAAGGATATTTGCCGGGCCATGTTAATCATCGTTCGCGTCGAGACATCCGGGTCGCCTGTGGGGATCATGATTCATGGATCGATCCTAAGCAATCACTTTCGGGGTTATTATGGCGGCGTTCCTATTTACACCTGGGCACAAAGCAGGACGTTCGAGCAACAAGGATCCACTTGGATGGAGATGCCCGACCCGGCGATTCACTTTGTCCCGAAGGCGGGACAGGGTGATTTTGGCCCGCACTCGAGTGCGGCAGATTATGCCTATGTCCATCCAGAGACTTGGGAGAAGATTGTGGACAAGGTGGAGGTGGGCAAGAGGTTGTTAGCCCTGAGAAGGGAATATGAATGAAACGACCGAGCCTGGCGGTTTACCTGTTCGGCTACAAGTTGGACGCCATCGCCTACCCGTGGCGTGCGTCCATCGACTCGGCCCTGGAGTTGGCCGAGCGGGTGTACTTTGCGCCGTGCGACGACGAGACCGAGGCGGCGGCGCGGGACATGCACGAAGCGCGGCTATCGATCCATCCGCACGCCTGGGGCGACCACTACACGATCCAGGCGCACATCGCCAACTTCCTACTGGATCACATCGGCACGACCTACGATTACGCCCTCAAACTCGACACCGACGAAGTGCTATGCGAGTGGAGTTTCTTGGGCTTCTACAACGAGTTGATCTACATGAAGTCGGCGGACTATAAACTGGGCCGGCCGCATTACACCCACTTCTGCCCCGACGACAAGACAACCTTCCCCTTCATCTATTCCAGCAAGGCGGTGTTGTCGGACACCGCCGCCGGTCTGCGATTCTCGGCGGGTCCGGGCGGCGATGCCTGTGCCCTGGGCGGCAGCCCGGAGTTCCAGACGCACCTGGAGGTCTTCCACTACGGCAAGATGCACATGGGCCGACGCCGGGAGGCGCTGGTGAAAGAACACGAGTTCCAGAAGTTGTACGTGGAATTAGGCTTCCCGGATCCGAAAGTCGAAGCGCTGTGGAAAAATGACGGCTATATGGATTACGAGCGGGTATTCGATGTATCGAAGTCCCAAGGCGAATTTCGCGCCTATCGCGGCCAGCACCCGCAGTTCGTATCCGACTGGTTGTCGGAGATGCGCGCCGCCGAAGAAATTTGGCAATCGTCGCCATGAGCCTGCCCCACGTCGCCTGGCTGGTGGAGAGCGGTGGCTTGGCCGGAGGCGTCAAGGTGATCTACGAGTACGCCAGCCGCCTCAGTCTGCTGGGATGGCCGACGACCATTCTCTCGCTGGACAATCAGTCGGATTGGTTCCAGCGCTGGCACAAGGTCAAGTGGCTGCGCTACGGCAGTTACGAGGCGGTGATCGAAGCCACCAAGTCACTCAAGCCGGACATCGTGATCGCCACCTGGTGGAAGACGGCCTACGTCGCCCGTGACATCCTGGACGTATTGCCCGCCGCCCGCGGCGCGTACTTGGTGCAGGACGTGGAGACGGCCTACTACATCGATCCGCTGACCTGCGGCATGGTGATGCAGACCTATCACCTGGGCCTCAACCTGTTCACCACCAGCCACTGGGTGGAGCGCCAATTGTCCCAATGCCACTACACCGGCATCGCCATCGGCAAATGGCGGTTGGAGGAGGTCGGCGCGCGCAGCCGCGAGGTGTTGGCGGTGTTGCGGCCCCAAGCCCTCAAGGGTTTCCGCGAACTGGCCGAGGTCGCCCGCTACCTGGCGGACAAGGCCATCCATCTCGTGACCTTCGGCATCCACCCCGGCCTGCGGCTGGTCGGCTCGCACCGCCACTTCAAGGACATCCGCGACAAAGACTTGCGCAAAGCCTATAGCGCCTGCGGCGTGTTCATCAGCACCTCGCTGCACGAGGGGCTGTCGATGACCGCGCTGGAAGCGATGGCCTGCGGCGCGCCGGTGATCATGTTCGACGCACAGGGCAACATGGAGTACGCCCGCGACGGAGACAACTGCCTGCTGGCGACCTCGCCCTACGACATGGCCGAAAAAGTCGAGCAGGTGCTGACCGACCGCAAGAGGGCGGTGGCCCTGGGCAAGTCGGGCGTGCAAACTGCCCAGAAGTACCTGGATTGGAGTGAGCCGGTGGGCCGTTTGGCGGCCTACTTGACAACCCTGTAAAACTCCATTATTATGTCTACGTAGCCGGGACGCGAACGGCGGCTACAGGAGAAGCCTAGGCACGGGCTTTCTGTGTTTAAGGCGCAGGGATGCGCCTTTTTGCGTTATGCCAGCATCCGTAGAGAACCTCGTCGAAACACTTCTGGCCGACAAAGACTTCTATCCCGACCTGCCGCCCGACGAGCGGAAGTCGCGGGCGTATGCCATCGCCAACAAGCAACTCAACGCCTCGGTCGATCTGGACGCCAACATCTTCATCGCCGCCGACGAGCCGTCGTTCAACTTGGTGCGCGGCGCAGACGGTGCGACGATGCTGGTGTTCAAGAACGCAGTCCTGGCCTCAGCCGAGGTGAACCGCAACCGTGACGAGATCACGGCGCAGGGCATCCAGGAATTGGCCGAATCCATCGCCGGTCGGCCCATCGACGTCGAGCATATCCGCCAGAGAATTTGCGGCGTGTTCTCCGGTGGGCGGGCGGTGGCGGAACGCTGCCTGGTAGACGGAGCCATCTTCGCCGACCACTACCCGCAGGAGGCTCAGTCCATCCTGGATGGGGGGATGCACCTATCGATCAAGGCCAAGGCCGACAAAGCCGCCTGCTCGGTGTGCGGCAGCGAGTTCGGCGCGGCCAGCCAATACTGCGCTCACTTGCAAGATCGCCGAACGCACAACGCCGTGCGCAAGTTGAGCGGCCTCAAGGCCTTGGGCGGCGCGATCACCAAATCGCCTGCAGGCAGCCGCACGGCTTTCGATCCGCAGCAGTTATTCGTCGTCGCCAAGCACGAAGAGGGCGGTGACTATTCCACCTCCGGCTCTCAGACGGCCCAGGCCTCATGGTACGACTCCTATCTCAAAGAGGGGGAGACGATCAATGACCTGCCCGCCTCAGACTTCGCTGATCCGGACGGGAAGCGATTTCCTTACAAGATCCACGGCAAGGTGATCGAGCGCGGCTGGCTGGCCGCGTGGAGCGCAGCCAACGGGGGGCATACCGGGACGAAAGACGAGAGCGCCATCGCTCGTCTGCGTCGTGACAAACCACAAGGAATCGACATCGAGGAAACTATGGACGAAAACGCCTTGCAGAAACTCAAGGACGATCTGGCCGCAGCCTTGAGCCGCGCTACCCAACTCGAAGCCGAGAAGGGCGACCTGCAAACCCGCTTGGCGGCCAAAGAGGGCGAGGTGAAGTCGCTGACCGAAGGGCTGCAAGCGGCGGACGCTCGCAACCTGACTCTATTGGCCTCGCTGCGCCGCCAACGACTGGCGGCCATCATCAGCGACGACGAATGGGCCAAGCAGAAGAACGTACTCATGGCGATGGCCGACGACGCCTTCGAGTTGGTCGCGGGCATGGCCGAGCGCACGGCCCAGGCGGGCAAACTCACCGCCTTCACCGTGCCGCAAGAAACATCTCAGCGGCTGACGCTGCGCTAGGGAGGACGACATGCCTGATAAAGTTGCGAATCTCATCGCTGGCGGCGAGCGGCTGGGCAAAGAACTCAAGACGGACGGCACCACCATCGAACCGGGGGTGCTGATCAAGTTGGACACCTCGGGTTCGACCGTATCCCTGGCGAACTCGACCACGGTCTTCGGCATCGCCTACGGCCACCGCTACGGCGTCTACCGCCCGACGACCAAGGTGTTCGCCGACGACGAGCCGCTGACGGTGGTTTGGGGCGAGGGCGAGTTCCTGCTGTCCTCGGACTTCTTCACCGGCGGATCGCTGCCCGCGACCGGCGACAACCTGTTCGTCCAGTCCACCGGCTTGTGGGGCATGCAGGGTGCCACCAAGGTCGGCAAGTGCATCGGCATCCGCACGCGCACCGAGTTTACTGGCGGCACCGGCGCGAACCAAAACCTGGCGCATGTACAGTTCCACATCGTGCCGTAACGGAGGCCTCCCATGAAACTTTCTGACCTGATCGGTTTCGACAAGAAAACAGATCGCTTCGTCATCGGCACGCACGACCTGAACGGCAACACCGTCCAGGGATCGACCTTCGGCCAGCGGGACGTCGACTCGATGCTGGCCGAAATGTACCAGTGGAGCCGCGACGACCACATCGCCCTGGCCCAGACCATCCTGCCGCCTATCGAGAAGGTCGTGCCCTACGTGGAGCAATACCCGATCTTCTTCATGCCGCAAGCCTACGGCGAGTTGGACGATAACTCCATCGCCGTCGAGGACACGGTGGCGATTGCCTGGGAGACGCATCAGGACGGGGCGGCCCGCCCGGTGCGCTCGGGCTATTCGTTCACCCGGCCCGGTTTCCTGACCTACGACACGGCCATCGAAGTGCCGTGGGCCATGACGCGCAAGGCAGGCTGGAACTTCTTGGAGCGGCAGATGCGGCGGGCGGCGGAGGAACTGGCGAAGAAGCGCGACCAGAAAGCGCGCGACATCTTCGTGGCGGCGCTGTTGCCGTCGCACGTGGTGACGGTCTCCGGCGGACTCTTGACGAAAGCCGGGTTGAACACCGTGGTCAAGAACGCCGCCGACATCGGCTTCCCGGTGCAGCGGGCGCTGGTCAATCCCGGTACCCTCAAGGACTTCGCCGACTTCACCTGGCCGGTGGGCGTGAACCTGCCCGACAGCCGGGTGGAGCAACTCTTGCGCACGCTGTATATCGCGGACTACGCCGGAATCGCATGGTATACCAACCCCTTCACCCCGACCGACCGGGTGAAGTTCTCCGGCGACCCGTCGCAGGTGGGTTGGCATCAGACGCGCGGCGGGGTACGAAACTCCAGCGACGTGGACATGCTCAACAAGCGCGACCTGTACCTGATCGAGGATCAGGAGCACGCCTGGTTTGTGGGCAACGACGCGACGTTGTGGGAAATCCGCATCACGGCCTAGGCTGGAGGAACGGCTAGGTTCCTAAGGTTCGGTCTAGCAGGAGAAAAGGACATGGATGAAGAAATCATCTTCCTCTTGGCCTCGCACGCCGAGGATGGCTACCGCGCTTACCAGGGGGTGATCGACGGCGTCCGGCAGGAAGTCGTTATCCCCCCTGGAGTCGAGGTAGCGGTACACGAAGGCTGGCTGCACGAGCCGACCTTCGCCCGCGACATGCAGCATGCCGAGGCCGAGGATGCCGTGCTCACCATCCGCCGCAGCGCGGTAATTCCGCTGCCGGTGCGCCCGGATGTGGATGAGGTCTATAACCTGTCGGACACGCTGGCTCATATCGCTCGTCGGGTGTGCTACGAGAACGAATTGGACGCACAGGTCAAGCAGGCGCTGGAGGTGCATACACTCCTGGGACCCGGCGGCATGACGCCCAACGGCGTGCGCGTCAACAAGCGCTACTGCAAAGATACGCACGTTCCGTTCCTGAGGGCCATCATCGATCTGGAGACGCGCTACCGTAACCGGCCCAAGATGCTGAAATATCTGCGTGGGGTGATCGGGGAGATCGAGGCGTTGTAATGTGGCGTTCGATCTCGTCACCACCGGGCTGAGGCGTTTTTCCCGACTCGATTGGGCATTCGCGCAGCGCAAGATCGCCAGAGATCCGCTGTCGGGAGTCGTCGATGGGCAGAACCGGGTGTTCTTCACCAACTATGCCCCGATACTCACCAGCGGATCTTTTTCTGTCTACCTGGGAGCCAGCCCGCTGTCGGGCGTGGTCGATACGGAGACGGGCGAGGTGACGACCGGCTCCGGGCCGACGACGCAGCCCATCGCCACCTACACCTTCACCCCCTACACCTTGGGGCAGCAGATGAGCGTGCTGATGGGCGGCTTCACCGAGATGGAGGGTCGTTGGTCGCGCGGCTGGAAACTGGTGGACGGGGGAGGGGCAGAGGCCACCGAGCAGTCGGCGCAGATCCTGGTGGTGGACGCGGGCGGAGGCGATCCGCTCTCCGGCAAGGAGACGCAGATCGCCTTCTACATGGCCTGTTGCCGCTTGGCCTACCTGCTGATGCTATTGACCGGCAGCGCCAACACCGACTTCGATTGGCGCGAGACGATACGCGGCATGTCGGTCAGCAAGAGTCGGCGACCGCAGAACCTGGAATTAGCGCTGCAGGCCGCCGAGCGCGACCTGCTGGCCGCGTTGGAAGTCGCGCAGGACGTGTACTACGTGGATGGCGAGAATTTGGGGGCGTTCATCGGAGAGCCGATGACTCTGGAATACGTGGAGACCTTGGAGTGGCAGACGGCCTCGGAGTTGGGCGACTATCGCGGCCTGCGCAGCAGTCACGCGCTCTTGCCCTTTGGCTAAACGATGAGACCCATGGCGGTGACTTCACGCGACCGGGTGGATATGATCGGCGACCTCGCCAGCACGCGCCTGTCGAGTCGGCACATCGCGGCGGTCGTGCCGATGCTGGTCGAATGTACCTCGCCCGGTTGCGGTTTCGACGAGTTGAACAACAGCGGCATCGATCCCGCCTGCGAGTTCTGCGACGGCTTGGGCCGCACGGCGACGTTTGCCATCAGCCGCCTATACGCCAACGTGCGCCACGTCGACCAGGCGCTGTTGACCTTCGGCCAGGTGCCGCCCGGTGCGCAGGTGGGCGATACCTTCCTGACCGTCAATCCGCGCGACCTGCTGACGATGCAAGCCTGCCTGAACAATCAGGACGCTTATTTCTTCATCGACGGCCATGCCTTCCGCCCGACCGCCATCCAGGTAGCCGGGTTGGGGCAGATCGAGGAATACGTGGTCGTCGTGCAGAGTTACCAACCCCTGTGGCGGGCGGCGGGATACTGACATGGACACCTACCTGGCGGTGCAGATGGCGAAATTTGAAGTCGAATCCAACGCCGCCATGCGGCGGGCGCTGGACGTGAACGACATCTACGGCGATGCAGTCAGCCGGGCGGCGATCATGGACGTGTTCAACGGCGCGATACGCGCCATGCGCGCCTCCCACGCCAACGCCATCTTGCGCGTGACCGTGGCCGAGGAAATGCTGACGCTGGTGAATCTGGCGAAACGCCTATGGCCCTTGACGCCACCCGCGAATACCTCCGACAACGGCTCGAATCCCTACGAAGTCCAGCCGCTGTCGAGCGCCTCGCGGGCCGGCTCGCCGACGAGTTGAGCGCGGCGTCTCCACGCGACACGGGGACGTTAGCCGAGGCGGTGGGAGAGGTGGGAGGCCTGGCCCGCCAGGAGTACGGCTGGAGCATCGGCGTGGGGGATCAGCAGAGGTTGGGCAGGCCGGAGGTGGACGCGCCCGAGGGGTTGATCGCGGAGTTCCTGGAAGATCACCCTGAGTTTCGCACGCGGAGCATCGGCAACCACACCGACGCGCACGGGCGGGCTTGGGAGGCACGGCTGGCCTGGTGGTTCCTGCCCCAGGCAGGGCGGGACGTGTTGCAGTTGGAGCGGCGCGCCGGTCTGTACGGCGGCCCGGCCTACGCGCGGGGGGAGGCGGCCCGCTACTTCTACGTGCAGTCGGCGGATTTTCCGGCGTGGCAGGAATCGGCCTACAGCGCCGGGTTGGAGGAAGGCGATTCTCCACATTTCACGACGCGCACGCTGGCGGCCTGGCGCGACCGATTGCCGCAGATGGTGAGGGAGGCACTCGTTGCCAACTGACCGCATTCGGGACATCCGCAATAGCCTGCACCGGCGGGTGGAACTACTGCTCTCCAACCCCGAACCGGCTACGGGCGTGTCGCCTTACACGGTCTATGGCGAGGAGGATCTGCTGAGAGTGCAGAAGGGAACGCTCACGCCCTCGCGTCCGTGCGTCTTCCTGGTCAGCCGCCCGGTGCGGCCCGTGATGACCAGCCTGCCGCTGGTGGCCTTGGAGACGACGGTGCGCGCCCAGTCCTACGAGTTGGGCAACACCAAGGGCCGGATGTTCCTGGCCCAACTGCACTGTTTCGGTCGGCAAAAGAGCGAGGCGACTTTCCTGGCCGGTTATCTGCAAGAAAATTTGCGACCTGTCATTATCTATGATTTCACGACGCCGGATCACCTCATCGAAAAAGAACGCGCGCTGTTGGCCGACGCCGTCGACGTCGATCAAGGGCCTATCGTCGACGACGCCCTGCGGAAGCAAGGCGCGTTCGACAACTGGTTCATCGTTCGTGCCCGTGGCTGGACGCGGGACGTGTAAAGGAGATTAGCCGATGGCCGATCCATCCGCCGTAGCCTTCTACGGCCACCGTTTTGGTCTATATCTGCGCAACACCACCTCCGGTTCGGAGATCTGGGTCGACCGCGTGCAGCGGGCCGAGCCGACGGTGCAGTACCGCACCAACCCCTACTACGAGTTGGGGCGGGTGGGCAAGATCGGCGTCACCCAGGACCCGGCGGAGTACCGGGTGGTGTTCGACGAGAACCTGCACAACACCGAGGCCGACTTCCTTCTGGCGGGCAAGAACCCCAACCCGGCTGGCGCGCAGAGTTATCACCTGGGCGACCTGCTGGGCAAGAGCATCACCTCCTATCTCATCGGACGCAACGACGCGGGCACCATCGACAAAGAGTTGGAAGTCACCGGCTGCCGCATCGCCGAGGTGCAGTTCCGCTTCACCGTACGCGACGCGATCATGGCGACCTGGACGCTGGAAGGCACGACGGGCCGCTGGTACACCTCGGGCTTCCCGCACAGCGTCTGGGGCACGCTGGACGATGTGTCGCCGGGAGGCATCCACGGCAAGGAAGCCCGCATCTGGTTCACCTCCGGTTCTCTGGCCTCCACCCGCGCGTTCCGGTTGCAAGCCTTCAACGTCCGAGGCGTGTACCCAATTGAATCGATACGCGAACTCGGTCGGCGGGCGCTGGTGGGCACATTGTCCGACAGCCCAGACGTGACCTGCGATTTCGATCTGTTGACGACCGACGACCAACCGCTGGACAAGTTATTCCAGACCTCGGGTTCCGGTTGGGATTTGGGCCTGCCCTCGGCGCTGTTCAATGCCTATATCCGGGTGTTCGACCCAGAACAGGCCGAGGCTTTGAACACGCTCAAGATGTTCCGTTTGGAGAACTGCCGCGTTCAATCCGGCACGCCGACGCGCGCCCAGGTGCGCGGGCTGGCGACCATGCGCTGGGGGCTGACGGTCGCCAAAGAGACCACGCTGGATTCGGGCGGCCTGGTGGTCTCCAACCGCAACGATTTGTAGGAGGCAGCCATGCAGACCCAAGGAGTCATGACCGCGCGCGGCCAGTTGGAGGCCCAAGTATTTCATGCCTACCGTCGAGCGGATTGGCGTTGGCGCGTGCGCAATGCAATTCGTCCGGTCTATTGGCGTGGCTGGCTCGGCCACTCCATCGCCCCGGCGTTTTCCAAAGCCTTCGGAGTGCTGACGATCACCCCGAAGTTGGAGGTGCGCGTGCGGCGGTTGAGCGACGAGCAGCGCGCCTATTACGAGTCGCTGCGGGACAGCGGCCAGCGCGAAGCGGCCCTGGCCTACGCGCGCAGTGTGGGCGTGTGGCAGGATTACGGCACGGTGGCCTACCGAGTCATCACCGAGGCGGGCGTGGCCTTCGTGGTCGACGACTGGGACAACGACGCCAAGGACATCACCAACCTGCACTTCCACGGTTGCGGCACGGGCGTTGCCGCTGAAGCGGCGACCGACACAGCCCTGGGCACCGAGAGCACGACGGCCCTCAACCCGGACAACACGCGCGCCACGGGCACCGAAAGCCAACCGGCGGCCAACCAACTGCGCACCGTGGGCACGCTGACCTTCGACGCCACGGCTGCTGTCACCGAACACGGCATCTTCGACCAGGCGGCGACGGGCGGCGGTTCGCTGTGGGACCGCAGCGTGTTCTCAGCGATAAACGTGGTCAGCGGTGATTCCATACAGTTCACCTATACGGCTTCTCTGACCTCGGGCGGATAGAGGTAGATCAAACTTCTTTGCCGCGCGCGTTTAATTTCTTCATGCGTGATTGGGATCGATATTGCCATTGGCGTTTGGTTTTCCATTTGGGGATATGGAGTTTGTCCTGAAAATCAATGGCAATGTCAGCCTGCTTGCGCTTGAGGATAAGGTATGGAGAAACTTGTTTGAGGAGTGATGCTGCCGAATCGGAATTGAGTTGGAGAAAAGACGAGGCGTGGTGATTTTTATTTGCTAGTTGCGTTGTGACAATTGATCCCATGCCAACCGTATCTCGAATCCACTCTAGGCAAACGAGTTTTGTGTTGGAAAAAGTTACGCGGAGAGCGACTGCATCGCGGCGGCGGTATAGCATAATCGAACCTTCCCCGTCTAGGAATCCAGCGATGTAGGCGGATTGAGTGGGTGAGAGTTTCGCACAGATATTGCCGTGGCGGAAACGTGATAAATCTCTACACCTCCTTGAGCAATATTGACTGGTGTAGTCAGGATAGTAACGACTCGCCCGTCCAGGAGGGCAAACCTGGAATGGATCGCCGCAGGATACGCAAAACTTTTTTACCGGTTGGGTACGTGCTTGCGCCATAAGAAGATAGTACACCAACTGTTAGAATGTGTCAACTAACATTGGTGTACCTATACTTGAACATACAAGGAATCCTACCATGACCCGCGATGAACTCATCGCCGCCGTCTCCGGCTCGGACATCGGGGAGGTGGCGAAGCGAAAAGTGCTGGCGATCCTGGAGGCGGGCGAAAGTCTGCCTCCTGAGTTTTTCTTCGCCCAGGCCAACCAGGGTCTGCCGCTCACCCGCAAACTGAAGGTGGTGAAGGGCCTGCGCCTGCCGGGGGGCGGGGTATACGTGTTAGGCGACGTGGTTCAGGTGCGCTTGACCGAGGCCGTTGACCTGCTCAATGCCCACGCGGACTGTTTCGCGGAAGTTTCCTGAGAGGCAGACCCATGAAGAAAAATAGAATAGCCATCGTCGTCGTCGCCCTCGCGGTCGTGGCGACGGGCGTGATCGTTTGGCGAGCGGCAAAAAAACCAGGTGGGGCGAAGATTACGCCGACACCGACCGTTACCGTCCCTGTCGGCAATACCCCAACTGCGACGCTGCCGTCGACCGTCACCGTCATTCCACCCCTGACGGAGACTCCAGCGGGCACCATCGTTCCTTACCCATCTGCGCCGCTATGTGTTGCCCATGACAATAGCCTGTTTCACACCCTATGGAACAGCGCGATAGGTTGCCACTACGACCACGAGCACGGAGAGAATCCTTTCGTCCAGGCTGTGGTCGATGCCTTTCCAGGCTTCGATTTGTACGCGCTCCTAGGCAACGTGGGTATCGGTCACACCAACCCGTCCAGCCCGATGGAGAACACGCACAAGCACGGTGGTTACAAGTGGCAAGTGAGTGTGGCAGCCCCTCAGGGTTGTAAGGTTGGATTCGAGAGCGGCACAATCGCCGTAGACGCCTATGCGATTCAATACCATGACTTTGGCCCACAGTCGGTGGAACTGGAGGCCCGCAATCACAGCAGCGTAGCTCTGCTGCGCCAATGCAAGCCTGATAACCCTGCTGACAAGGGTTATATCTACCTGGGACAACTTCAAGAGTTCGGAGAACGATGTATTGGCTATCAAGGGGAAACCGCACCCTATCCTGATAATTTCCTTCCGCTCTACGATTGTGCCTTCGGACAGTATTGGGCGGTGGGCTGTGCAGGCACGGGTGTGGCGAACTGTCAAACGAGCCGCGAGGCGGTTCTGGCGATCAACCAGAATGTCAACAGTATCGTCACGTCGAAAGTTACTGGTAGCGGGCCGAGACCGCCCGGATCGACCTTGTTCAACTTGCTATTTCGCATACGGGATAACTATCAGATTTTCGACACCGCTGATTTGACCTGGCCCTTTACTTGGCTATGGATGTGTTCGATGGATGGGGGCGGGACGTATGCCCAGCAGGGCTGTCGCTATAACAATAGTAGCGGCACTATCCATGAGGTCAAGGGTACCATTCCGGTTGCCTGGGATGGACTGTCCGGGTGGGACACGGATGGTCAGATGAATGGCCGGGTGACGGCAACGGGCTTCGTGACCCGTTATGGAATAATTAATCCGGCCTGTTCTGCGCCGATTGGTCTGGATTGCCAACCCATCAAAGTAATAGAAGCCTTTGTGGGTACGTACAGTTCGGAGTTGTCAGCCGCCAAAGTAAGCAATCCGACTCCGGCAAACACGCCGGAGAGAGACATCTATTTCTGTGGTGGTGTCGTCTGCGCCGAGACCGACCCCGGCGCGTCTCCGTCGGGCTGGATTTCTGATGGGAATTAGGGCAGATGTGCCCAAGTACGTCTAGCGTCTATATCCTTGATGGTGCTTTTGTGTACATTGAATCTCTTGGCTACTTTTGATTGGGATATGCCATCGGAACGCAACCGTCGAATGGATCGTATCTTTTCTACTGTAAGTATAGACATGCCATGTTTCTCGCCCAAGTTGCGCGGGGGTTTAGAGACATGTCCCTTTTGTGATGCGTCTAGGTAATTGTCCAGATAGGAGCCAAGAAATAAATGAGCGGGGTTGACACAAGGCGGATTATCGCAGGTATGACAGATCAGCATGATCGGATCAAACTTGCCATTGTGAATCTCATAGGACATCCGATGGGCGGGTATAGTTCTGTCTCCATTTCTAATTGCACCATAGCCAGGGCGATTCTTGGCTCCTTGCCATTCCCAACATTCATCCGGGCCGCGCTTATCAACCTTTTCCCAAAATCGTTCTTCTATGGGCATACCGACATTCTTAGTTCGGCTGAATTTTCTGTAGTCCATGTGATTTCTCCCGATGTGGCTGGATATGGGATAACTATATCACATGGTTGGATTAGGAGCAACTGATGCCACTCGTTGAGCGACTCATGGGCGATCTCGGCGAGCCCAAAATCCCGGTGCATGATTTCTTCGCCGCCAACGCACAGCGCATCGCGGCGCAACTCACCCGCCAGCAGGTGATCGATATGTTCAGCATGACCGCCGCCGACATCGTCGAGTACGACCTGCTGGCTGCCCTCGCCCCAGGCGCACAAGTGGGACAAGCATTGTTCATCGAGAAAATCCACGCCATCTTCATCCTGGCCGAGGGCCGCTACCCTGGCTACGACACCCCCGCCCAGGTTCGCTTGAAGTTAGGTATCTAGTGGGCGTCACCGTCGCCAC